AGTCTTTGTTGCATAGTAAAATTTAGTTTGTTATGAAAAATATTTATTTACTGTTTACTGTCAGAGTTGTTTCTATTTATACTCATTGCTGAAAAAACTGCAATGTGCAAAATTAAAGTTATGTAGATAATAAAAGTTTCCAAAATGGTGAATGGTGTTCTTCCAAACTTTTCAAGAATAATATACTGCGAACCATAAAAGGAAACCATAAGAATGATAGTAGAAAAAAGTCCAAGTATTTGAGAAAGACTTATTCTGGCTTGATTAGTTTGATTATTCATTTTTATATTTTTGTTGATTAGTAATCTATTTAAATTATATAAGGAATTTAGAAAAAGTTTTTACTTTTGTGTTCTTATTTTAGGTTCAAAATACGATTCCTGATTATGGAAAGCTTTACTTACAATTCCAAACCCAGTATCGCCTGTTGCAGGTTGGACTAAATATTTAGGTGGTTCGTAGTTTACGGTGTCTGCAAGTCCACCTTCGAACTCATTAAATTTTGGGGTTTTTTTGTTTTTCTTTTTCATTTTCTTTGGGTGTTTTTTCGGATTCAATTTCTGAATCTTCTGTATCTATATCTTCGCCATCTTCATTTCTGATTTTACCTTCTTTACGTGTTTCTTTTGAAATTTCAATTGCCTTTTTGATTTTTCCTCTTCGTTCTTCAAGTTCTAGTTTTTCGATGTCATTTCTTGTTAGTTTTATGTCAATGTCCAGAAGTTGAGCTTCAAGTTTATGTGAGTCCTTCATAAGTTTTCTTCTTTCTGCTTGAAGGTCATCCAATTTAGCAATTAATTCTGCCATATCAGCAGTGGTATCCCCGGAAATATTCGGGTCGACTTCTTCAGGCAACATATTTGATTGACTGTACATTTGTCTCCACTGTTCAAATTTTATCATCTTTGGCATATTTAGTAATTTATTTTTTAGTATATATTCTTTTTCTATCTGCCAGTTTTCATTTTTAATACTGTCATACTATCAACGGTGATACTCGAGAATCCTTGTTGGATTGCAGAAATGATTGCTTCAGTATCAATCTGAGCTGGTTGCTGCTGTTGCTGTTGTGCCTGTGCAGATTCACCAGGCTGCATCATTGATTGCGCCTGGCTTCTTTTATCTGCTTCATTATATGCCTGTGGAGATTTATCACCCACTGTTGTACTTTTTCCTCCACCAAACGCAGCACTTACAGAGTCATTGATAAAGTTAACTATTCCTTCACTTTTTCCAATATCTACTTTGGATATTAGTATCATTGAATCCGTCCAGTCCTTAAACGCCTTGATGCTAATTGGGTCCATGACTTTAAAGTTGTTAGCAAAGACGCCCATGTGTTTTGCCATATCACCGAATGACCTTACGAATTTCTCAAAAGGGTCTGCTATTTTTGACAGACTTTCTGTGGTTTTTGCAAATTTATCGTACTTTTCAAGTAATGTTTGTGATAAGTTTCCATCCATTTTTGCGTAATCTGTTGTGGTAAAGATGGAACTTATAAAATAATTATAATTGTCAACTGATTTGTGAACTTTATCAGTGTCACTAAACGAACCCATCACAATTTCGGCTATTTCCTTATATTTTACACTTGCTGCTGCCAGTCCGGTTGAACCACTTTCGATTTCTCTTTTCCAAACACCATATTTTATCCCAGCGTCATACATTGCTTTAGGTAAAAAATCAACAATTGCATTTAAATTAGTCGCGGCCATTCCAAGTGTCTCTGTATTAATTCTAACTACTTTTGTAGGTGTTAATTTTCCGTCCACTATTTCATTCATCGTAAACTCACCCATTGCCATTTTTAGTACACTTTCGCCAAGTGTACCAAGCGACCCTGATATTTTTGCTAACATCTCGACACCTGCTGTTAGATATCCCTTTGCAAACCACCCTCCTCCTTTTTTCGCATTTTTACCAAAATCGTAAAGCGCTTGAACTAAAGGATTCATTTTGGTTTTTCCAGCCTTTTCTGGGTCGTCAACATTACCAACCAATCTCGTTATAAAATCTGCAGCCGCAGTAAAATGCCCTTGTTCTATTTTAATTGGGGCCCCAGGAACCAACTTCGCATCCTTTGTTCCAGGGTTAATCACAGTCATTGGAACAAATTCGCCGTTTGCCATTTTAAGAATTCCTTCGCCCATTGTATTAAATACAGTGCTTAAGCTTGCTAATGTATTAATACCTTCGGCTAAATAGCCATTACCAAACCATCCCCCGCCTTCCTTTGCTAGCTTTCCAAATGAAAACAGTGAAGTTACTAATGGATTTGCATTTAGCTTTCTAGCATCACCGTCCCCGGTCATTTCGGGATTACCAATTAAGTTATTAATAAATTCGCTCGCCTTTTTAAAGTGCTCTATGGTTATCTTTACAGGTGCACCAGGAACCAACTTAGCATCCGGTGTTCCAGGATTTGCTACAGTCATCGGAACAAATTCAGCTTCAGCTAATTTGAGAACACCTTCACCTACAGAACCAAGAATTCCACTTAATTTTGCTAACATATCAATACCGTATGACATATGTCCACGACTAAACCAAGAAGAACCTCCTGATGCTGCTTTTCCAAAATCAGAAAGTGCTGTTGTTAATTGGTTATTATAAGACCCGTCAGTATTCATACCTAATAAAGCACGAACAAATGTATTGGCGTTTGTGAAATCCTGTTGGCTGAGTTTTCGTTTCGATTTAGGAACTAATTTTGCATTTTCTGTTCCTGGGTTGATAAGTTCAAATTCAACAACTTCCTGTTGTGCCATATCTGCGACACCTTTTGCAAGTGTTCCAAGTGTGCTGGATAAACGACCGAGAATGAAAATCCCAAAAAGCAGTTTAGGCATATCCGAGTATTTCAATTCACTGAACGGCTTAACGAATGCGGTTACCGTTGCGTTTACGGCATCTTTTAACATTTCACCACTTTCTTTAGTATATTTTGCCTGCATAAACGTTTTAAGACCTTCGGTAAAAGGTCGTAGTGCATATCCTATTGCTGCAAAATACCCAAGACCTAAAGTTATGCCCATTACAAGTGAAAGTCCAGCAATACTACTTCCTAATGATGAAATTGTATATCCAAGAATATCTGCATCCTCTTTTGTTATTGGACGGACTGCATTTGCTTTTGTATATTCTGATAAACCTTTAACAAATAATATTAATGCTCCACCTAATACAATCATTAAAGCCGCACCGATTCCAACTGCGATATTAATTAACGGAGCGCCAATAACGGCTGCTGCTAATCCTAACCCTGCAATTACAGAACCCAACGCAAGTAATGAGTTGCCTCCATTTTTCCAATCATTAGCTAAAAATTCTGCAGCCCCAGATTTTACATATTTTGAAACACCCATTACAAATACAATCAGCGCCGCACCCAATAGAATCATTAGTCCTGCTCCTATCGTAACTGTTAATGGTATACCGGTTAATAATCCCATTTCGTACATCCCCAAAACTGCAGCAGCTGCGGCTAATCCGACAATCACAGCAGCAAGCGCCCCTAATGACACCCATCCTTCTGGTTTTGCTAAAAATTCTGCAGTTCCAGACTTATAATAAAAAACAAGGGCACCAACAAAAACTATTAAAGATGCCGCCACGATAACCATTGCAATGGCCCCGGCCATTGCTTTATCTTTTATGAAACCAAGGCCAGCAGCGGCCGCGCCCATAATAATAATTACTAATCCTAGTTGTATTAGTTGCGCAATTGTTAAATCACCCGCCCCTGACACTTTATAAAAAGCAAGTGCAGCAACAAAGACCAATAAAGATGCGGATATAATAATAAGTGCAATTGCTCCATTTTTAGAATCTGCTTTACTTAACGCATACAATCCAACTGCTGTAAATAGCATTCCCAGCATTAATGCAAAAGCACCCGCCATGTAAAGTTTATTAACAGCTGGTATACCCAGAATAATCATAACCAATGAAATAACAGCAATTCCTGCAGATATCATAAGTAATGAGTCAAGTGGAGAACCTTTTTTATTTCCCTCGCCCGCTAACTTATGTGCGAGAAATAATACGCCCGCTATTGCTAATAACATTCCAACAAATACTACTCCGCCGGCAAATATTCTTTTTTGTACCACAGAAGTTGAAAGTGCAAGAATAACAAGTGTAAGAACCGCAATGCCCATAGAAATTTTCCATAATGCCCCGAGAGGGCTGTTGTCTTTGCCATCAGGCTTCCAATCTTTTGTTAATCCGTATGCAACATAAAGTGCATATGAGATTCCGACTATCATCCCAATAAATACTGAAGTTCCTTTTGCTATTTGCGGGCCAACAAATGATAATAGAATTAAAACTAAAGAGAATAATGCAATTGATTGGCCCATTTTTAATAGTGAACCCAGTGGACCTTTACTAAATCCTTCGCCAGTTCCAACAACTTTATTTACTAAATAAAGTGTTAATGCTATGGAAGCAATCACCATATTAAAAATCAAAGTACCTATTAAAACTTGAGGCGCTACTAAAGAAGTCAACGCCATAACCACCATAAACATACCAATACTCTTTGCCATTCCCATAAGTACAGCTAATGTCTCTGCTTGCTTTTTCTTCATTTTTTCTAAGCCTACAAAAGTCTCATTCACCTTTTGAATTACTATAGAAAACATAGTCGCACCGATGATTGCCAACGGACCTAATATAGCTGCCCATGCTAATCCTTTCATTAGGTGCATGGTTCCTTTACTTATTGAATCAATGAATTTTGCAAAATGAAGTAGTTTTTCGGTGTCGTATTCTAAAACAGGGTTAACAATATCTTTAAAAACAGTTTTGTAGAAATCGCTTATAAGAACCCTAGCGTCTGGCTTAATTAGACTTGCTTGAACTGCAACTTCAACCAAAGATTTCATATCAGTTGCAAATCCTGCTAATGGACTCATACCTATCCCGGCAGCAGGGGCTTTACCTTTACCTTTGGATTCTTCGCCTTCACCTTCACCTTCGCCTTTCTTTTTCCCTTTGTCACCTTTTTCTAATACTGCCAACATTTTCTTGTTGACATCAATTAAAGCATCTAATCTACTACTTATTTTTACACCGTCTGCTGACATTAACTTTAGATTTATTTTGACTATATTCTATATATCAAAAGACCTGTGACTATTACGCCACAGGTCTTGGATGTTAAAATTTAGGCATATTGAAACTTGGCATCGATGGCATTTTAAATCCACCTCCCATTTTTGAAAGTTGGTTTGTATCAAATTTTGGCATATTTTCTTTCTGCTCTGACTCTTCTTTTTGCCTTTGTTTGTTCTCTCTTTCTGACCATTCTTTCTGTTTCTCCATTATGTACTCTGCTCGATAAAATTCCATTTTATCTAATTCACTTGGTTGAAGACGTAGAATTTTTAAGAGTAAAAATTCAACATCAAACCAATTCTCCAAAGATATCTGAAATAAGGAAAATAGATTTGATTCCTCCCTGAAAGTTGAGAGGAGCGGTGACCTCCGCACCGCTTGGATTGACATATCGTATTTGCGGATTTACTGAAGATGCTAAAATTTCAACCAATTTATCTAAAGCTGAAATACGAGCAACCGACCAGCCATAAGAATCTTGGACTGCTTTGTCATAAGATGCTTGTGTTAAAGCTCTCCAATCATTAAATAAGAAAGGTGCATATTTAATAAATGCTTTATCAAAGTTTTGGCCTTGTTGTTGTTTTGTTTTAATGTAATTTTTAATAAATGACATCACACCTAATGTTGGAAAATACATAACAAATTTTTCACCATTTCTCATTTCGAGTTTGAAACAGTGTTCTTCATGGCTAAAATATTTCATCATTCTTTCATCGGGGTTAAAGTAATCAATTACATCTTTTGTTACTTCAATTCTATCACCTACACCATCGTTATCTGTTACATTAACATATAGTTTGTTCTCTCCATTCTTAAACGTGTAGTCTCTGATAGCAAAAATAAGATAGAAACGGTCAATCTCCTTTAAGTCTTTAAATGATGCAGCACGTCCTGGGATTTTAATTTTGCAACATTTTTCAATAATAAAATTAAGCATATCATCTACACCCAATAAGTCGTTCTCGTCAATTGTTGACCAGTGACGAATTTCAGCAACAGTTGCGGCACGAATTGCCACTTGTGTTCCGGATTCATAAAATAAACCTTGAGACGGTAGATACTCAATTGGAACATTTTTCCATCCAAGTTCAGATGCTATTGGGTCATCAACATCGTAGACTTTAAATTTTTCTGCTGTTCCTAGTGAAGTTACTTTAGCGACTTCAGGCTGTTTTGCTTGTAGAGGTTCGTTACCTACAAGCATTTGTGCTTCTTTTTCAATTTGGTCTCTTAAACTTTCAGAGTCTAAATTTTGTTCGTTTTGCATATTACGTTTTTTTGAGTTAAAAAATATTTATTTAGTATATATATCAAAGCCAATTCTAAGTAGCCATTTAAAATAAAAAAAGCTACCATTACTGATAGCTTTTTGAAAAAATATGCAAAATGATTACAAAAATTATAGAATTGTTTCTTCAAAGTAGTCACAACGGAAAACAAAACCCCCGATGCGGTAAATGTCATTATTGCTGTAGTCAGTTTCAATTTTGGGTAGCGGTGAAGTAGGAAAACAAATTGGATATTTAACTTGGCGGAAAATATCACCGTTTTTGTTAAAGAAGTTGATAATCATTGGACCACCAACATAGTCACGCTTTAGACCCATACGACCTGTCAATGGATCGTAAATTAAATCAGTCCACTGACGAAGTGCTTTATAGACATACATTGAGTTAGCATCATCCAAGTTAACCTCGAAGTCAATTGCAACATCGTTTGTTGTCTCATCAACCATACCACCGGCAAAAGAACGCTTTGCTGATTTGTATTTTTGCTCGATAACACCCGGTTGTTTATTGGTTTCGATACCATCGACCTTTAAAACTTGCTCCATAACTAATGTCCATGCTGAAACAGAAGGTGGAGGTGTTAACTGAATCTCAAATTGAGCATTATATATAGGCTCGTAGCGGTTCATCGCCGCCTTGGAATTTCTATAGTGTGGTAAACCTGCCATAATTTATTTTTATTTTTTTAGTATATATCAATTTAAACAGCGGCAAAACCGCCTGAAGCGATTGCGCCGGTTTTGAGAACTGTAATACGGTTGATAAATTTTTGTAAACCTCTTGCTGGTTCGACTCCAATATCAAGAATACCAAAGTTTTGGTCAATGATTTCAGCAGTGTTATTAGTCTCATCCATAATTACAGAATAAGCATAGATACCTTGACCGTTTCGAACACCATCCAAGTAAGTTTCAACAATTGTTCGGATTTGAAGACGAGTTGAAGCATCGTTAAATTCAAACAAGTAGTTTTGAAGAATATCAATTACAGCATCTTCAATTGTTATCAACAAGTCGCGGACGTGTAGATTATTGAATGCAGAAATTGTTCTTTGATAACCAGTTTGGTTTGCATAAATCATTGGTCCAACATTTTTAACAACAGTGATTGGATTCAATCCAATTGGCTCCAAAAATTCACGGTCACGCAATAAGAAGTCGTATTCTAGACCATTATATTTTGCATCCGATATAACACCTCGTCTTGGACCCGCCACGATTGCATACGGTTCTCCGTTGATAAATTTACGGACAAAGTTGTTTGAAACGTGAGCAGCTGGTGGAATACTTTTATTCTTACCGTCTTCACGAAGAATGATGTTTGGCGTAAATACACCAATAAATTTAGCACCATTTTCTTCATCGGGTAAACTCCAAGTATAAGAAGGTCCTAATGAAAGATTTCCACCCGTTGAGATATATTCGGTATTCAATACAGGTTTTGGATTTCCAGTTGCAGCATCCGGCAATTCAGTAAAACGTGGGTCAGTACTTGCTTGGAATTCAGCCATTGAAGGCGCATTCAAGATTGCCATACATTGCATTCTATTTTTTGCAAGACGACTCAAGTATTGTTTAGGACCCATACCAGGTTCCAATCCACCATTGAACGTGTCAATAACATAACGGTATTGAATAATATCCTTTGATTGTAAAGTTACACCAACATTTGTGGTTTCAATTACACTCAAGATTTTCTCCAACTGCGCAGGTGTGCCTGGCATATGGAATTCAGTCATCTTGAATCCTGAAAGAGATGTAAATTGGAAACGGTCAACAAATTTCTGAATTGGCGTAAATTTAGTAATATAGTCAATTCCGCTTAAAGAAGTAATTCCTGGGATTTGAATTGCTGTATATTCAAAATAAGGAACACCTGTTGCGGGATCGAACTTTTTCACTTTAGCAGTAATTCTCGTTAATTTTGGATTATTGGCATCGTTGTTTACAACAAAGTCACCAACTTCCAATAATGCAGCATTTGTTGAATTTAATTTGAATTTTTTACCACCTGCAAATAAACCAGGACTTTCGATAGAAATATTTGAACTAATGTTCTTTGCTGTAGAAGAATAAACTGCAAATACAGTTTCACCAACAGCGCCAGTTTGTTGAGTAGAATCAATGTATGTATTATCCAAAGAAGCATAAGTTGCGTTGGCACGAGTTAACAATTGTGTATCTGAATATTGGCGAACTCGAGCACCATTTAATCCATATGCCACTTTAGAGTATTGATTGCCGGCTTTACCCCATTGTAAATCAACATTTAAGTAATTAAATTGTGAACCACCTGTGCCATATTTAACACGGTCACCATCAACTACGATACTTCCTTTAATATTTGTACTCAATTTTGCACCAGGATATGCTTCAACATAAGCAAGTTTTGTAATATCAGAATTTTCAAGATTAAATCCTGCTAAAATACCTGCTGTGTTATCTAAAACTTCACCTCTGAAAATTGTTCCGCCTGGTAATTCTACTCTAACTAACCCACCCAATGATAAACCGTTGAGCGGATTGTTATCCGCAGCGTCTACGATTCTCACCTTTCTAAAATCAGCAATATTGCTAGAATCTAAAACAAAGGCAGCACCTGTACCATCTTGGATATGGTGCACACCAGCAATAAGTACTGCTGGAACAACCGACTCGTCATAAAGAACTACCGTGTTTTCAGACGATTTTACTACTGTTTGGCCGAGACCGTCAACGCTGTTGATTTGTGCACTTGGATTTAAAATATATCCAAAAGTATTACTAATCGCACCACCAGCAGTTTGCAAGTCTGGAACCAGATATGGTGCTGCGGGTGCAGTTGGTGTAAATAATGTAACCTTGATAGACCCAGGCTGAACATATGCTAAAAATTCGTCGGCCGGGAATCCACTAACACACCATTTTTCAAAGAAAAATACAGGGTCTGCTGTAGGTGCTGTTACGGTAATTGTTGTTGTTGCCGTAATTACAGCACTTGAAATTTGGAAATATTTACTGTACCCAGCAGCTTCAATTAGTATAATATCACCATTTGCTGGTGTTAAGTTGTTAAAATTAACAACCTCGATAGTATTTGCTAATGTTGGAACTAATGCAGCAACAGTTTCTTCAATGTAATTTGATTCTGGTGCAGAAAAACCGTTTTCGTAATTTGTATCTGTGTGGTTAGGAGAAGAAAGTTGTAAAAGTATCTCAGAACCAGTATCAATTACGTTTTCGACTTTAACAAAATCAAATGGTGTTGCTGAACCGTTAATGCCGCTATTGGCAGCTAACGCACCGTACGTTACAACTAAAGAATTTCTGTTAAATCCATTTAACAAAGCTTCCCATTGTGCAGGTGTAAATGTTACATCACTTGGGATTGGTTTTGGAATTGCTAAAACGTTACAGAATTTTCCACTAACACCACTGTATGCAACAGACTTTATATAAGGTGCAACAGAACCACTTGCCGGGTCATAAGTTTTTTGAACTAAATCTTGATTTAAGAAATCTGAATCCTGTCCAGTATGCGATAATACGTTTTTAATTGGTGTATTATAAGAAAGAAAATCAATTGTATCATCAGTTGTATTGATAAGAGTATTTCCTACCATATCTACTTTATATACGCTGTTTTCATAATCGCTCAAAGCATCTTCGTTGATGTTTAAGAAAAATCCAGTAACAGCAGAATTGGCATTTACGATTGTATCAATAGATTGGTTTGAACCGTTATTATCAATAAAGTTAGGAATAATACAACCAGTGAAAGAACCTAAAAGCGTAATACCGTCCAAAGAAACAAATTGATCTAAACGGTCTGCTTTAATACCACGCAAGTCAAAATACTTGCTGTAAGTTGGGTCTTGTGAAAGAAGAGGTAGATTTGTCCAATCACCTTTTACAAGATATAAGTCAACAAAATAGTCAGACAGGTAGTCTTGCGGGTTTACATAAGGCGGGATTTCATCTGCGCCATAGTATTCCTCGGCCGTAATGTTGTACTGTGTTACAACACTCGATTTACGGACAATAAAGCTTGCAACTTGTTGTCCTAAATTTACAACATTGAACAAGCGACCACGGTTTGTTGGTTTGCTATCTACAGTTGCTTGCAGATAATCAGTATCCGGGAACCAAAATCTTTCTTTGTTATAAAAAGAAGAATATAAAGCACGGGTCACATCTCCGTTTTCTTCATCTGCAGCTAAAGCAATTGAGCGATAATCAACCGCATCTCCACCTTCATTTACAGGTACGTTATTTAATGGTAATAGATTCAATGCAAATATTGGACCTGCTGTTAAACAAGTCTCAATTGAGCGATGAAAGAAAGAACCACGAGCCTCTAATACTGAGTCGATTCGTCCAAAGATTCGGCGAGCTGTTGCGGTATCTCTTAAAAATACTGGCGCATTGAATGGTCCGATACGAGAAAAACCAACAACCAAACGAATTGTTTGAGTTGAAATAACTAGTCTCTCTGAAGCATCAAATTCAATGGTGTAGACACCTGAAGCTTTGAACCTGTTAAGATCCAATGTAATTTTTGCCATTCGTTTTAATATTTATTTTAGTCTTTATAGTATTTCTATGTTTTATATATTCAGAACAAAAACACAAAAAACTGAAATTTACATATCCTTAATTATTCGATAAATGCTCATTAGGTCATCAGTATTCTGAACGTCTTCATTTACTTTTCGCATAATCACATTTTTAATTGTAGGTTCGACTGTATCATATATATTCTCTACCATTTCGTAAAAATCAGTAGATGAGAAAAAAGGAACTAAATCCACACAAGTCATTGCAATATCATCGTGACCGGTTTGTGATTCATAGCGACCTTGGGAATTTAGTCCAAATGCCGTTAGTTCGTCAACAGTTTTCTTTTCAGTAATAATAATTCTTTTTTGTTGAATTAAACTTCTTAGTTCTCTGGAATAAGATTCTTTATTATCCTTTTGTAGTTTAACACCTATCTTCATTGTGTCATTTGCAATACTGTGCTTTGTATGTAAAAATAACTCCGGATAGTAGTTTCTATTTTTTGACAGCTTTTCAACAATTATGTTACCTTTAAAGTTAATCTCCAAAACTACCGAACAATTCTCATGGTGAAATATGCTGTAAACTAATATCTCTAATACTTTAGCAACTTCATCAACCGAAGTACTGTTTGACTGAAATATACCAACCTGTCGAAGTCGGAAGAAACTGGATTCATCATTCCAATCCCTGGTTCCACGAATACCAACAAGAGATTGTGGCTCCATTTTAAAAATATTGATAACTGAATAGTCGCGGCCAACACCATCACCTAAATCTAAAACAAAAACAATTTGGTCATTGACTGCATCTCTTCTCGTTGGGTCATAATCTGGGTGCCATTTTAAATGTGTACCTAAATCTGGAAAATCTAAAAAGTCATCAATCTCGACCCACTTGTATGGCTTGCAAATTTTATTCAGAAGTTGCAATGTTTGACTTGAAAGCAATAACCTTGAAGAAGCTAAGAATTGATTTCCATATTCTTGGTTAAAAAGTTCTTCATTTCCTAAGTTAGCAATTTCTCTTTTTTTCCATTCTTCGTCTCTGCCAGGAACTTCCCACCAATCGACCCTAATAGCATTAAATGCGTTTGACTTAGTTAAAGCACCTTGGTAGATATTATAGAAAAGATTCATCCCATGGGGCGTGGACGAAATAATCATCCTAGATATCGTTGACGAAGAAAGTGTTGGATAAATTGAACGATAAAAAGGTTCCAAAAAGTTAGGATGGATGTGAGCAAACTCATCCGCATACAACAAGTGGATAGTAAAACCAATCGCTGCTGTTTTTGTTGTTGCCTGAGAATAAAGACGATTACCATTATCGAATTTCATAGTAGTTACAGCATTTGTAACGATACCTGGCTTCATAAAGAATGGCAAATTCTTTAACACGATTTTGATTTTATCTACAATCTCAGTAGTTGTTGCTAATTTATTTGCAACAACCATAGCATTTCTATCAAAGTGGAAACAAATATACCAAGCAATAAATATACTACTTGTTACAGTATTATGTGAAAGAATGCCATTTGTATAAAAGCGATGGTTTGGATGGTTGACTGTCAAATCAAACATCGAATAATTGTTACTACTTTTTATTATTTTAATTACTCGCTCAGCGCCATCTTGTGTATAGATATAATCACCTATTTCCAAATTGTCAATAAAAATTTGTTGTAATTTATCAGTAAAAATAATATGTTGGTCAGCAGCATATATTTTTTTACCAGTATCTGTTTCAATCGTCCATTCTGTAAATGGCTGAGTTATATGGATATCACTAACGCCAACCCAACCCGTGTCCGACATTACTTGTATGTCTGTATTTATACCAACCGTATTGATAATTTTTTTAGATGAGTCGAATTGGTTTAATTGCAAATGGCGATACTCAAACCGTTCAATTAATTGAATAGTTTTTATAATCGCTATTTTAAGTATCTTTTTTATCATATATAAAGTTTATACATTTTTCTATTGTTTTTATTGGATTTGATTTATACTCTGATTCCCATATCACCATAACTAAAAAACCTTCTTGTTCAATTAGAGATTTTTTATTTTTATCAGATTCCCATATATCTTTTGCTGTTGTGCCTATTACTTTATGTATGTATGCTGATTCATAAGTATTTGGATTACAATGCCAATAGTCACCGTGGAATTCTATTATTTTGTTATTGATAACAAAATCATAAGAATGTGTTATTTTTTGACTTGGAAAATATCTAAAAAACTGCTTCCCGTTTAGTGCGCTGTAATACTTATTTTTGCATTTTAAATTATCTACTATTTTTTGAATAAATTCTAATTCTAAATCCGAATAATTATTTTTAGAGAATTTAACAAAATCTCCATTTTTGTACATATCATTTATTTTTTCGCCCCATTCTTTATTTCTTTTTTGCCAAATCTTTATTCCTTTTTCCTCCCCATATTTTTTGATACACTTATCAATCGTAAATGTTCTTTGTCTTTCTTTATATTTTTCTATTGCGGTTTCTATATCTTCATATTTATTTTTCCAATATTCAAAATTAGTTTCTGTTAAGCGATTAGAGAGTGCTTGTTTGGCGAATACGGAAACAGCTTTTTCTTTGTCTTCAATATTTGAATACCCTTTAAAACTTTTTGAAAATGGTGATAATGTTTTTCGATATTCTTCGGATGTTTTTGATTTATGGTTTGGATTATTCACTCCTTTAAATTTTTTACTCATCAAAGTTCGATACTTCTCATCCTTCATATGAATTCCTGAATTCTTGGACGTGCTTTTTTTGTCAGAAAGACAGGCGACTGCAGCATTTGGAAATTCTGAGTGATAATCTTTAATAGTTTTATCTGTATGGTGATTTTTAATATGAGTTCCGTATATTCTTTTTGCTTTATAGTTGCACCATTTACAAGTAATATAATCAATTCCTTCTATTCCATCGAGGCTGTTTGATTTTTTAATTAGTGCCTTTTGTTTTTTTAATTCTTGGGCTTTTTCTTTGCAAACGGTTGAACAATATTTTGTTCCTGTGCCTTTAACTGCTGTTTCACAGATTAAACATTTCATATTTATACTATTTTTTATAGTATATATTTAAAGATGAATCTTGCTTTTTGACAAATCAATCCAGCCAATCATAAATTTTCCAAAGACGCCATTTTATTTTTTCAGCAAATGTTAATTTGCGTTCCTTTTTCAGTATTATAAAATAAAGGTTTCCTAATGAAATTTCTTTAACTTCTTGCTCCGGAAATTTCACCTTTATTTTAGTTGAATAAGAAGCACACTTCCCAATCTGGCGGCTTGCAACCATAACGTTGAAGCGATTATCTTGGAAATCTCGTAACATTTTTTTCTGGTACCCTCTAAGTTTAATTCGAGAAATACCTTCGTCCGTCATTGAATAACAATAGTTCTCTCCAAAATAAACTACGTCATCTGCGCATTTTGCAATTTCTTGTAGTTCCTCATCGGTATAATCGAAAACAATATCCGGTGCTCGGTAATCTATTTTACCGTCAGCAAAAGGAGAGTAATCAGCCTGTCCGCCTTGCTCTATTTTTGTAATTTCTTCATTGATCCTTTTGGTTGACCAAACCTTACCTCTACTCGACATCTTCTACATCTTTTTTGATTGCGCCATCTGCTTTGTGTTCTGGGATTGCTTGGCGCAGTGTTTCAATTAGTTTTCGAGTTCCTCGGATTTGATTGCCAGTATTATCTTCAATTTCATAGTCACCACTTTTCAGTTCCTGTGGACCTTCTGCTTTTTTGATTCGATAGTCTTCCTTTAAGGACTTGTAATTGTTTTCCATAATTACCATGAATTGCGCCATGTGTTTGACTATATCCATTTTAGCACGTTGTAATGAAGAAAGAACTTCAAATGCTCGAGGATGTACTCCACCATTATCAATCTCCTCAAGCAATTTGATAATAGCATGCTCTGCGGTTTTCATTTGAAACAGCAAACTTGATACGGTTAGTTTATCAACTGTATTTTTTTCTCGGATATATGCAATTTCAGATATAATATCTCGGTCCAAATAGAATTCAGCAATTGCCGCAACAATTTTTCCCGCTTCATCATCTGCGACTTCTTTGACCGCCATGTAGTTTAAAAATCCTACGGTAGGTCGTTCGGGTAAAATGCTTTCAGCAAGTTTTAATGAGCTTGCTAGATTTTCATCACTGTTAATAAGTTTTTCCAATTCGTCCTTTTCATTGAGTACTTCGACTCTTCTGGGATTTGGTTTTCTTGCCATATTGTATTATTTTGTCTGTCCAATCCAAGGAAGTTCTAATCTTGGAAGAGCGTTGTCTATGATTATAGAATACTGCGCATCTTGGACAATGGTTTGATTTAAAATTATGATTTGTTTATTTAAGTCGTTTTCTGATCTAGAGAAAACTCGAATGTTTGTATAAGCTAAGCTGCTTGCAGGCAAACGATACTGATATCCACCTGTTGCGCTTCGATTGACATTTGTAGCAATCACCGCCTTTGAGTATATATTCTCTAAATCAGTTGTCTGTTCTGGTGTTGCTGATGACTCGTTCCATTTACGAATCCAAAGGTCTAACGAGATTTGTTGAAAGCAATTATTAACATTAAAGTAGTAAGCATACCAATTGTTCTCAACAATATTGTTCGGTAATATAAATAGGAGATTCTCAGTCTGACTAACAAAATTAAAATATCGGCTTGCATAAAGTGAAAGCTTCCAACCTGAATTATCATCTGGGTTGAGACCATCCATCATTATAGTTTCGTAAGTTACTTCTACTTGATAACCGCTTGTTATAGACCCAGATGCCCAGTTTTGATAATAGGTATTTAAAAATTGAATAATCTCATTTCGGACTGCAATTGTAATAATAAAACCACCAACAATTGGCGTCTTTGAGACAAAATTGCCAAACACTGAAAGTCCATTAAAACGTGTAATCTTTAAAAGCGAACCCGGTTGATAGTTTCGGTTTGGAGTAATTGTAAAACTCAGTGGAGTTGTTGTTGTGCCTACAGTCCCGAGTACCAATTGTCCTTTAACTGAATCTTTTGGCGTTTGGACTTTTGGGCCTAATTCTTTAAACCAAGCACAGACACCTAATTCATTTTCATTGCTTTCTGAAAACTCAACCTTTGCTCGATATTTAACAGCAATCTGATTTTCTAAAGGATTGAATATTGACCGCAGGTCATACTGGCTTTCGGATAAAATATTACTCCAATTCATAAGCCGAGATTCAGTAATTACTAAATTGTCATTTATTTCCAAACGAGTTGGGTCGTATTTTCGACTTCCAATTTTTGGATCATATTGCTCTGGCTTTGTAATTTTTTCTTCTTCAACTGTAACTTCTTCATCGAAGCGCTCGATACTGTCCCATGAGATTCCGTCCAATTGTCCTCTGAGTTCCTGCGGTTCGTATCGGTTTGCTTTGGGGGCATATTTTTTTAATGCAACTTTCCAATATGCAGGTTGATACATAAAGTCTCTAAATAGATATGAGCTTTCAATTTCATAAATTCGATTTGTCAAAGGAAAGTAAATTATGTCTCTTTTCTGTGGTGCAATTCCAATCCCTAAAACCGATTCAAAATAATTCTTATCAATGTGAACTTCAAACGGCATTTCGAAATCCAAGCCAAACGGGTTGAAGTTTATTTTTGAATCTGGAAACTCATTATTTGGAACAATTACTTTTATCGTACACGGCTCATCCACATCGTATAAAGTCCACTCGTGTAAAACTACATCTTTTCCAACTGCCATTGGTACTGCTCTGGCATACATTGTATCATGGCCAAAGATTCGGTTGATAGATGCGCTTAGGTCTTTGTAAAGAACAACCGCTGGGTTTACTTGATAAGGTCGAAAGGTAAAATTCTCAAGTTTTGTTAGATTTGTTATCGAACCTTTTTCCGCAACGGTTAAGATTGGTCGGAAACCATAATAAGGGTCATCGGCATCTACGGATTGCTCAAACAATAATGTTATGTCATTGATTGTAATCGGCCCACCACCAATCAGCGTATATCGGAAATCAACATAAAGATCTAAGTTTGGGTCTAAGTTACAAATTGCTGTTAAATTTTCAACAGTCAAATCCATCCACGAAGCACGGACCCGATTTGTTGTCCCCCATCTGAACTCGCGGCGAAGAACCCCAATACCTGAGATGTCCTCTTCCCATCCCGTCATTTTAGTTACCCATTTATACGGCTTTTGCTGAACGATTTTTGCGTAATCTCCAATATTTGTTAGAACAGTTGTACAACTCACTTAATAGTGCTTTTTATCTATATATCAAAAAATAAAAAAAGGGTATGAACATAGTCCACACCCTTTAACAATCGCACTTGTTTTAAAATATTTTTTTATAATTGTTCGATTACTTTTAAATCGATTCCAGAATTGGCAACAGCATCTCGCAGTTTTTCTAGTTTTGCTTCAATTCTATCGGCACGTGAATCTATTTTTTTTCGTAGTTCTTGATTTATTGAATACTGATTTTCTGCATCATTTTGAATTATGTCTCGTAACCTTTTTTCTATGACATGGATATAATCATTTAGGTAGACTTTTTCCTGTGTCAAAGTAGAACGAATGTCATCCATCGATCTGTAAACCGAGTCTAACTCCCTATGAAAAATTGTTGTGTTTATTTTTTTACTCAACCTATAGTACGCCACGGCGATTGATGCTATCAAAGCAATGGCACACAAAGTTGAACAAACGGTAATAATGATTGTTGTAAGCATAATGTTTTTTTTGTTTTTTTAAGTGCGATTGTATATCTTTATTCAATTAGAGATTTAAAATTTTCAAGTTCGTCCCAAACTTTATCGCCGAGTAAAGAAACCGCATCATCAAAATCTCGACGAGACCACTGATGGATTTCACACCATTTTTGAATAATCGAATCTTCGACAGGTTGGACTGCTTTTTTCTTTTCTTTCTCTTTTTTCGTTTTAACGTACATCCAACCAGGTGTTCGATTATATTGCCCGGCCAATAAAGATTGCCAAAAGGTAACAGCTTCGGATGGATTGATTTTTAAATGATTAAAATAAGCAGCTTGAACTGGATAGCGAATGCTGCACAAACGATTGACCATAAAAAAATGTTTACCTCGCTCATGTGGCGGTACCGACTTAAATTCATTCGGCTTGGAAATCATATTGTTTATAAACTCAAATAAGTCTGCCATATTGTTTATTCGAAATTAGAGAAAAAATCGGAACTAAATGATTTCTTTTCGGTGATAAATTTTGTTCCACTCAACAGTGTGTTAATATCATATTTTGTAATTTTCAATCTTTGTTCCCCAACTACTCGATATGTTTTATGAAAATCCTGTTGGATAGTTTCAGGAATCACATCACCATTTAGATATACCAGTTTAATATTACGCTCTATTCTAGCACGTAAGTCATCAATGACCGGGGTTTGTTTACAATAATTTATTATCCCTGCTGAAATCGTATCTACATACAATTTTAAATCCATGACATTAACATCAAGTGGGAGGTCGGTGTAAATCAATTCAGCTTTTTGTGGTGTGATTTTATAAGTCTTTTCACCTTTTTTCCAAGACCAAATCGGAGGAACAGCGTCACCTTTATCACCGATAATAATTTTCTCAACGATAAATTTATGGGTATCAATTTCTTCAACATCAACCTTTCCCATCAATCCAGAGATGACATCTTTGCTGGCATTAATAAAAGTATTTGCATCGAAAAGGTCAAAATGTGAAGATGCCGCTGCGATCCATTTCGTAAAACCAGTTGGGACAATTAACGCTCGAGACTTTGAATTGGGATTAAAAACTACAACAAAGTTTTTATCAGTATGTCGGACACATTGTTTCATATCACCATCTCCGGTGATAATTACACTGTCTTCGCCGGCTTTAAGGAATTGATCTGACCAAAGATAAAGTAAGTCATCGCATTCCGCGCCTTTTTCCTTGGAAACAATGAAACCTTTTTCTTTAATAATTTCGGCAAAGTCGTTAATTGATTGATAAAAATTATCCCAGTTAACGCTATCATCTTTTGTCCTATTTCCTTTATAGTCAATATCATCCGTTTCCATCGGAATATCTTTGCGCCAACTTCTGGAGTCAAATGTAAAAACAACTTTATTCGGATGTTCAAAATTACGGATTGCGTGAGAAACATCGGTCGCCACTTTACGGACAAACATTTCTTGTTCCTTTTTTGAATTGAGCAATTTTTTCGAACTTGCATAACCACCAAATGCAAAAAGAGTTTTATAGAAAAAATAATGTCCGTCAAATATTAGATTCATAATTATGAGATTTTTGTACAGTATAAATATATGAAATTTTCTCGAGACTTGCAAGGAAAACCCAATCTTTTTTAGTAATATCCAAAACTTTCGATTGCCCTTTTAATACTTCGTTCAAGCTCTTGGCGAAGAACAAAGATTTGATTTACTGTATTTAAGTTTCCTTTAAAGACTTGTTTTCTTTGCAGCTCATTTTGTTTGTTTACTGCATAGATATAAATCCTTGCACCAATTTTAACAACATCGAATTTTTTCCTGGGAAGTATTGGGTATGTTGTTAATATGTAACTATCAATGTCGGAAACTCTTTCAAAAATCATTCTACAACTTCAGGTTTTATATGGACACTGTATTCTCTATTTCTTAGATTTTTACCAAACCATTGACCTTTGGATGTTGCAGAAGAAAAGGATTGGTAGTCATCATAAGTAAAATTTGGATATGTATATTCGTGGCCATTATGAAAAGTCACTGTAATGTTTTCCGATATGTCATCCCAGTTTGCAGACTTGACCAAAGATGAATTTACTTCTAAATTGTATTGCATAAAAAAAGTTTATTAGTTTGCTAAAATCATTTGACACTCATATACCGCAGCCAACATTGAAATTGCTGGGTCAATTACTTGAATTCTTTGTGACTGATAATGTGCAGCCTTAATTACAATTTGTGGGATTTTTCCAACTAACTTTGGATGATTGTCTCTAATGTAGTCAGGCAATTCAGCACCAAGTGCAGTCAAGACATCGTCAACCTTTGAACCATAGTTGACCATTAAAAATTTATAAGTCTCAGTTGGGTCAGGTTTAGTTCCGCAAACCATTTGAAATACATCCGCAAACGAATAGTTTAATTTTTTGATGTCTTCAACTTTAATTTCAGTAACACCTTGAATTACGAAACTTTGAACTTTATTGAGAATTGTTCTCATGTCCGGGAAGTTTCTTTTTACAAATTCAATTACTGCATCTTTTTCAATTTGAATATTTGCAGCTTTCAGGATTGACCAAGTTCGTTTAATAAACTCAACCATTACTTCTTTTTCCTCTTCATTTGAAACAAAGTCAAATGATATACAATTAAATCTCGATTGTACAGGCTCTGGAACTTTATTGATATAATTACAAGTTGCAATAAAGCGAGCAGTGTGTGCAAATTTTTCAATCGTGGCACGAAGTGCTTTATAGAATTGGTCAGAAGCACCATCAATCTCATCAAGAATAACAACCTTGTATTTCTCAGCGCCATCCATTAACGAAATAGTCGAGCACCAATTTGTAATTTTGTCTCGAATAACATCGACGGAACTTTCATCCGAAACGTTGATGTATAAAGTTGGATAGTTTGCAGCCAATACTTTTGCTGAACTTGTTTTTCCTAATCCGGGACTTCCATAAAGAAGGAAGTTTTGATGAAGTTCACCGTTGCCGAAGGATTTGCGAATGCGGCTTGGTAGAATAAGTTGGTCAAGTGTTTTAGGGCGATACCTTTCGGTAAATAACTCTTGGATCATATTATAATTTTTAAGAATGAATAATTTTTATTTTATATGCCGAAACGACTTGTGAGTTTTTTAATCCGATAAATTATTTACAAGTTTTGCAAGGACATGGCCATGACAACCTTTTGGGTGACACCAACATCCCAAGACTTTTCCTTTTAATTCTTTAAGGTCAGATAACAACCGACGGCCATCGCCTAACAATATCCAGTTTTCGTATGCCTGGATTGCTTCTTGTCGAGATTTTACAATAAATTCAGCTCGGGTTTCTTTGTCTTTGATATGTGAAAATGGATTTCCCCATTTGCTCGGACGTCCAATATAGATATCATAGTCCTCCTTTTTACAGTGGACGACTTTACATTCTGGTGAGTTTTGATTTATCAAATTCATTAAAATATAATTTATGAGAAAGGAATGCCACCCAACCAAAAAACTAATGATTTACGAACTCCACTTGTTACTGGTGTAATACGATGAGTTAAATAGGTTGGGTAGATAACAACACTACCAGCAGCACGACTCACAGTATACCAATACTCTGGATTTGGACTAGATGCGAACTCTAAATTACCCCCACGGTAGTCATCACTGTCTGACAGTTGAACTGTGACTGCTAACTTTCGACTTGAATAAGGATGGATATCTCCAATATCCACGTGCCAATCAAAGTGATCTCCAGATTCCCATTCACAATACATAATTGGTTCGGTAAAATCTAAAGGTTCAAATTTGAATGCCTCGCCATTTGCCCATAGTGCTAAATCGTATACTCTGCCGTACAACCAACTCCATTCATCCGTATATGGAATCCATGCTATTTTACAGGACCTAGTTTCTTTGGCAATTTCACCGGAGACGGTTGCTTGCGACAATTCTAATTCGGCAAGTTGTTTTTTAATATTTTGAATTTCACCAAATTCAATGCAGCTTGGTAAAGTAATGCTTGACATTCTGACTGCATTAATCTCCGGGTGCGGATTAGTATCGAGTAATATCATTTTTATTTTTTTACAAGTTCATCTTTCCAAGTACTTTCCTTTGCACTATTTCTCCACGGCCATGTTGATTTTGCTTTGGCATAGTCACCATCATTATATTCTTTAATCCACAATCTTTGTTCCCAATATTGGTCACACCCCCATACTCCGTAAATAACGAACCACATCCATTCAAAATAAAAATGCGGCTCTCTTTCACACCGGGGTGTTTCCCATTTATCTTTCCACATTAATCCAGAGCGGGTGAGTCTTGGAAGCCAAAACCAACTATGATTTTTTTTAAATCTAATTCTAAAAACTGGCCGTTTGATTTTCATAATTATAAATTTTATTCAATATAACAAAAAAAGTTGGGACTTGTAAGAAAATCACCAACTTTTTTAGAATAATTTTGAAATATTTTAGAATCCCATTCCGCCACCCATATCGTTCTGTGCAGCTTGGATTTGCTGAGCAAGTTTCATATCCTCTAAGTCCTGTGCTTGTTTTTCTTTCATCATTCTTTCGTTTGCAGCAATATCATCAGCAGAAAGTTTCATATATCTTTCAATTACAAATTTAGGTGCAAAGATTGGAACATCAGTGTCCATACCAGAAGCATCTTTCTTTTTGTCATAGATACCCATCATTGTGTTTGCGATATTAACTCGCTGTTCCAAGATTTGCATTTCTTTTAATTCTTCAAAGATATTATCTTTATTATATCTGAGTGACAAACTTGCTTTCATTAATTCGTCTTCAGCAAGCTCTGGGTATATCAGACCAATTTGGATAAAAAGAGGCTTGAGTAATACTTCTTGGAATATTGAACGAAGACGATTGATGAATTTAAAGAAACGAATTTCTTCACGGTCAATACCATCGGCCGAAATACTAAATTGACTTCCACCGTTTTCTTTGTCGAAGCGACTGAACGGAATTTTCGAATCTTCTTTAACTTTATCTTTGAAATATTTAAGAGCATCAGTATCGGATAAATCAAATCCTTCACTTGCTAATACAGATATATCCGGAGATTCACCGTTTTTACTTGGGAATAAGTAGTTTTTGTAGAATTGCATTGAAGGCGAACCGTTGATGCTTAATTCCCCAGAATCATAATCTAAATTGATATCCTCTTTATAGATATTAATCATCTCTGCTAATGATTCTTTAGCACGTTGCGGTGATTTGGTACCAATTGGGACAACCATTTTCATTCTGAACTGGGAATTCATTGTGTTCCAAATTACACGGCTATTTTCCATAATCCTTAGTAGATTGAAAGAACGAACCATCCTTTCAACATAACTCACACGGCCTGTAAAGTTTCCTTTTGCATAAGAAATATAAATAATCTGTGAGTCCAAAAGAACTCTCTTCATTGAAGGAACGTCTTCATATTGAACCCAGATTTTTTTGAATGTTCCATCACTTCCTTTTTCAACACCCGGACGTAATGAAATAGGGTCAAGTTCTTTGAAACCCACAATGTTCTTTCCATCCGGGTCATAGATAATCTCAAAGGCAATAAAACCGTCAATTAGAAGCTGTCGAAAATATCCCCAAGCATCCTGACCTTCAGAAAAGTGAAAGTGTGTATAGATTTTTTTAAACTGTTGACTAACTTCAGCAATAATTTCTTTTTGATTATCCGGAGACAAAATCTCTTTTAGCTTAGTTGTGTCAATATCAGCAAAGAAATTAGAGTCATTAAAAACAATTGCTTCATCTGTAATTGTATCTACAATAAACTCAATCTCTGGATTCATTGCAAATTTTCTTAAGTAACCTCTTCTTGCCTTGTAGTCTTTGTCGAAAAACGCAATAAATTTCTTTTGTCCGACGTCGGCGAGTGCTAACGAATATAAAAATTCCTCGGGTAAATAACCTTGGTTACCAAATTCGGATTCAGTAACACCCACTGCTCTGGATTGCTTAACGACCATGTCATCGTATCGCATTCCTAAGTTAGATAAGGTTTTTAAGCTTTTTGATAATTGACCGAATATTGGATTGACGCCAACTCGGTCGATGAAACCTGCCATTTGTTAGTTTTTTATTTTATATAAAGAAAAAAGAAATTAGTTTTTGTATTTTAACCACCTGGCTTGGTGTACTTTTTCTGATTTTTTGTTGCCTTGTCTGCGCTTATATTGTGTTCTGTTAAACCTTTTTTCTTATCTATATAATCATTCCATATTGCTGCTAAACCTTTACCAGCAATGTCTTTTGATACATAATACGGTATCTTTTCCCAGTCTTCAAGTTCAATAAGTACAGCACTTTTGATGTTATCAACAATGTAATTTCTTACTGCCCATTGATAACCTATTGTTGCCTTTTCGTTAAATAACGTATATACAAAATACCAATTTGTTAAATATTGCCAAAGGCGATTAACTGCACCTATTTGATCTTTATCAATAGCCTTTTCTGCAGCATATATATCATTTTTAAACACCTGGAAGAAATTCTCTAAAACTTCAACTCTTGTGAATTCTGGAAGCAGATTTAAATTTAAACCTTGGACAATTACATTACCTTTTTCTGAGACGTATTGTCCATGGACTAATACTAAAGGACGTTTGTCATAGTAGTCAAGTTCTTTCTTGGTTATCGGGTCATACATCCAAGTATAAATTCGACCGGGTAAAAAGAAGTCAAATTTTCGGGCATGGAAGCGTTCGGTTGTTTCCAGGAACCCGGTATCTTCAAACGGTTTAACTGCATACTTTTGATAAAAGTAATTAAATGTTTCAGTTCTTCTTTTTCCTTTTGCCTTCTCTTCTTTATAAGCTTCCAATGGACTTTTCATACGCCTTTATTGTACAGAAATTTTTCAGTGATAACAACAAAAACGTAACCCATTTTTCGGGCATATTCTTTTGCTGCATCAAATTTGGATTTATTAATAATCCATTTTTTCAGTTGCTCATTGTGAGCAGTAATTTGGTTTATTGATGGCTTTTGCCCGTTAAGAACAGGTTTCTGTAAAACTGATTCGGGCTTCACTTCAACTATATAGTCGACGGTAACATCTTCAGATTTTTTAACTCGCATAAAAAAATCTACATAATACAAATGCCCCGGATGCTCCGGTTTATCAAATGGGGTTCGGTATGGAATGCCAATTGGCTCGGATGCCCAGCATACAATATCAGGTGATAAGTCACAATAGCAACAAAAACGTTGCTCCCACGAAGACCTGAAAATTATCTTCGTGGGATCACCTATATATTTTTCAGAATTGATTAATTTGTAGTATCCTTGTTTGTAGCCTGATTTTAAAGTTGGTTTATTTTCTTTAATTTTGCTCATACATATCTACAAGTTATATAAATTTTCGTGGTCTAAAGATACTTTTGTAAGTGTTGAATTTGGATATAATTTTTTCCAACCTTTGCCGAAACCGTTTTTAATCATTTGTGTATAGTAAGCAAAAACATTTTTCGATTTTTCAGGGTTGTAACCTTTCCAGTATTTAACAATGTCCATCATAGCAAACGCAATACAATCCTCTCGGTCTTCTTCGTATTTGTACTTTAATTTTTTTGATGCGCCTTCAGCCATTGCTCGTAACATCTTAACAGCCTTCGTGGTTAATTCTCCTTTTTCTTTAGATAATGCGATTTCTTTTCTGAGTTCTTCAGCGTTTACATAATGTGCCATGTTTTTAGATTTATCCTGGTCCAACAATATTGTTTTCATTTTTTAAAGCATTGATATATGCCTGTAATTCAGATATGCATATAGTTATAGAGTCAAAAGACAAATTGGTTTCAGTTTTTAAGTGTGATTCTAAGCCTTTTAATTCATCGTATATGGTTCCAACTTTTGAAATTACCATATCTATTAGTTTGTTAAATTTCTCTGGAACGTTTTCCTTTGTCTTAACTTTATTCTTTAAATCGTCTTCTGAATTATAAACGCCCCACTCGTTAATCTCTAACTTTTTTTTTAACGATTCTTTGATACTAATATTAGCACCATCACTTTGAGCGGCTAACTTTATATCTTCCTTTTTAGAAGAAATTTCTGCCTTCTTTATAATTTTAACATCATTACAGTTTGCAATTGCAGTGGTACCATTTTCAAAACGAATAACCACACTGTTGTCAGCATCATTGCTACCTATTACTATACCTTTTTTTTTAGGTATTCAACGGTATCTCCAGTACCAGCACTTTCTTGCAATTGAGTGAATTTTTTGTAGTCTCTGTTAACCTTTGAATATTCCTCTTTTACCTTTTCAATTTCTTCATTGATAATTGAAATTAAGTCTTGAACTTCTTCAGATTCAACAAGGTCCTCATCTTGAATACTAATCAATTGAGTCTTTTTTGCTTGGAGTTTGTTAATAATGTTTGTTAGTTCAGCTCTACGCTCTTCAAACATTTTAACGTATTTTGATTCCTCAGACAACATATCGGTAAATGTATGGCCAAGGTCATAATTTGTAAATTCCATTACCATATGTTTTGCTTGTGTTGCATTACAGTTTGGATAGAAAATACTCTCTTTAACCAAAGAATCCTCACGGTTAATAAAAATCTCATGGCCAAGTTTAAAGACATCCATTTTACGGTTTGTTGCAAAATTAGGAGTGATGGTTTTAATATAATCCATCTCAAAAATATTGTTCCAATTCTCAACAACTTTATTCACGACCGTGATGGTTTCTAAGTCACTACTATTGAAAATTCCGGATTTCAAATAAACCTGACGGAATTCATCAATAGTTACAGTGTTATCATTAATTTTTATAGTTACTCCGTTGTTATCAGATTCGTTAATAGTAACTTTTTGATTGCGGTTGTATATTGTAATTGTATTTTCTAAAATAGAAACGTTTGGTGCTGCTAGTATTGTTGACAATTCAACAAATTTTGCTGGCAATTTAGCGAATTCAGATTCGGTTAACGGTCTAACTTTGTTTCCTTCTTTGATAAACGCCTTTCCTCTAATAGCAAAAATTTCAGAGGTTTCATTAATAATAACCGGAGAATAAACTTTACTTACACTAACATCAGAAGAATCCGCTTTCATTTGGAAGCTTTTTTCTGATTCTAAAATAACATTATATAATTTACGCAAATTATTATCATATGTGAAACCATTAAGTTTTTCTAACAGTTTTGTTCTGTTTGATGCACTTCTGTGTGTTAAGTAGTTATCTAAATCTTGTTTAAGTGCGCTTAATATAAAACTACTGTTTCCGTTTTTAGATTCGTGTAATGTTTTATAAATTTGTATATCTTCAGCATATAATTTTGAGTTTGCCTCTAATATATTGATGTGCTCTTTTACTATATGATTCCAACTCAAACCTTTGATTTTTTCTAAAACAGGTTCGATTGCTATATACTCAGGAAGTGTTGTATAGTGTGTTAAAGATTCAATCAAATACATAGTACTTGGGTGTCTCATCAATTCTGATTCCTTTAATGACATAATTGCTCGTTTAACACCAAGATCCTTTACTGCATTGATACGAACTTCACCGTTAACAAAGTTGACAACTACTGATTCTTGTATTGTTGACAGTCTTTCTAATAAGTATCGAGAAACAGATAATTCAAATTTTTCAAATGCCTGTTTGTCTGTATCTAAATGATTATAATCGCTGTAAGCTTCGAGTACTTCTTTACAGATTTCAATTGCTTCTAAAGATTTTGTAGATTCAATTAAACGCTCAACCCTAGATTTAAATTCCGTTTGTTTTGGTGATTTTACAAGTACTTTAGTTTGAATAGTGGAAACATTTTCATTTACTTTTACATTTGTAGTTTCAGCAGACTCAATTGAATTATATAAATTCTTAACCGTTGGACGAACTGCTTGGAAATATGTCATATTACCGTTTGCATCTTCTTGGATTGCAGGTGCTTCATAAACACATTTTTCTAAATTCTCCAAAACCAATTGTTTATTGCTAGCTGTTTTATACACCAAATAGTTATAAATAAGAGATTCGGTTTCGGCAATAAATTCATACTCCCCAGCAGCTTCACACTCAGAAAGTGCTTTATAAACTTTAATATCAGTTGCGTACTTTTCAGAATTTTCAGTTAAAACATTCAAGCATTGCTCAACAATAGCATAGCGTTTTAGCGGTGCTAGATTTTCAATTACAAAATTTATTGTTTGCCACTCTGGTTTTTCGCTGTAAGCAAAAACAGATTCTAACAAATATAAAGTATTTGGATCTTTTACTAATTCAGATTTCTTTAAAATATTTAAAGTATCTTTAACACCCAAGTTGTTTATATTTGAAATATAATTCTCAACAATAATAAAATCATTTACAGTAGGGTCAGGAAGTCCTCTAAGCTTTAATTTTACTGATTCAGTAATTTCCTTTTCAAATTTATCAGACATTTCTGCTGTTAAATTGAAATTATTGTAGGTATTATATTTTGCGAGTGCCTCATTACATACCGCAATAACAGCAGATGATTTAGTTGAAGCTTTTAGTGTTTCGATACGTTTTTTGAAATTCATTTCTTGAAATATTTTTTTATGTTTTAATTTCTATCTATTATATATATTAAAGTTTTTTTCTCGAAAAATGGACATTGTTATTGTACATATAGTATTCCATTTGATGCGGAAAGTGTAAAATCATTATTATTTTTTGTTGTAGTGACATTGCTACTAACCTCAATTCGATTAAGTGCTTCACTAAACCCAACTATTGTACTGCCGAATGGGATTCCAATCCCGGTAACCCGTTGTCCAACTAATGGATAAGTTTCTAATAATGTGGTTACAGTTGGATTTACATTTGTTATTAGATTATTTATCGTGGACGAATCTATGTCCCCGGTAAATTTTGCTATATCACTTAAAACCAAATAATTAGATTCGTTGTTTGAATCTTCGATTTTCACTTCTAATTTTGTAATTGGCGATGGTGTAAACCCAGAACCACCATCAACAATATTTGCTGAAAAAACAGAACCGCTGCTGATTGTTGCCTGAATTATCGGGGCAACAAATGTTGGTGGTATCGTTGGTGGTAATGGAAAAAGATTAACTTCAATTAAATCTGTTGATGTATATCCGTATCCTTGATCCAAGACAACAATTTTATCTACCGAACCGAGTGCATCAATAATTGCTCTGACCCGAGAGTCACGGCCCGTTTCAGAAACTACTACCGACCGATGTCCTTCATTTGCTATTGGTGTTCCGTTTATATCAAAAAATGGTATTTTCCAGTCATAAGTTCCAACGTTGTTGAGATTACGAGCAATCAGTGTCCATTCAGTTTCCCCGACAAGGCGATAGTAAAGATTAACCCTACGGATTGGGCCGGTGTTCCCCCATGAGATTGGTAACTCTCCACTTGAAAAATATTTTTCATTTGGAACTGGAGAATTAAAAGTAAACCTTGGTTTATTATAATCTTCTGACGAGATATCAATTGTGTTGAAGCCGGCGATTCTTTTAGCATTACTAAATTCAGTTGTTCGATCTAATACCGGGAAGTAAGTTTCAACTTCAATATTGAATTTAAGTGTGGTTTTAGCATCAGCCTGATAAGTAAACTCAAATGTTTTTTCAAGTCCATAGTCTTCGGAAAAGCCTCCCTGGCATGGAATCCTAAACCCTTTGTATGTAACAGAAAAAACTTGATTTTTATAAAACGTTTCAACTAATGCCTGTTCAATCTTAAATGCATCTAAATAGGTATCCGTTTCGATTGTTACCTCAAACGCCATATTAATGGGAATCGAATTTAAGAAGGCACTAAATGTTTGTAGTTCACCATTAACTTCTTTAACGTAATTCCCTCTGACAAAACGATGTGTCATTTTCCCAGTGTCAATTGTTTTGGATGTTAATGTTACAATCCCTCTTGGTATTACATCATAGTTTCCATCTGCAAAATTACCTGTAAATTCACCACAGTCAAATTTTGGATGAATACAGTCATTCCAATTTAAAAAGTAGTCTTGGAGGAATCTTTCGTCCCCGCCCATATTATAGAAAAATGGAACATAGACAGTATCAATACTGTTATCGCCTAAGATATTCTCGTAGAATATCTTGTCATTTAATAGATTAATGATTCCAACTATTACTGCTCGTGAGTGAACATCGTCGGTATTGTATTTGTGTAGAAACTCTCCCATGGATTATATATCACTCAATCTTTTCAACATCTAAATTGGAAAACCCATTGTTCTTTTGAACAACCACACGATAATCAAATATCTCAGTCGGTAGAGGACTGTGGTTAATAACAAATATATTTAGTTTTAATTCTCGACAAGTTTTATGTAGGACATTTAAGATATGGTAGATGCCATTCATATCAATTGAAGAAAATATCTCGTCCAAAAAGAAAAGGTTAATACCAGAGAACCTCATTTTCATAATTCGCATTAAAGCAATGAGCACAGCAAAGTCCATTTTTTTTCTTTCGCCAGTAGATAATTGCTCAACTGCAATTTCATATCCTAAATGTTTAATGTCAACTGCAAATTCTTCATTAAATGTAACTCGGTATTCAAGTCCTAAAGCTGTTAGTACCTTTTTGATTTCTGAATTTAGAAGTGGCAAGATTTTTTTAATTGCAATAAGTTTAATTCCTCTGTCGCCAAATATTTCATCAACCAATCCGTAAAAGTTAATTCTTTTTGTTTCATTATCTTTCTTTTGGATTGCATCGTTTTTCCCACTTGTTGAGTTTTCAATAATATTTCTCAGTGCAACAGTTTGCTCATCGTTTCCATTTGATTCCGACAGTTGTTTCAATTCTTTATTTGAATTGCTAATTTGAAAGTTTGCTGCTGCAGTTTTGCCTTCAATTTCTTTTTTACTTTCTAATAGTTTTTTTCTTTTTTCACCTAATTCATTTAATTGTGTTGTTATATCAGCTAACTCTTCTTTAACCTCTTCGTTTTTCTCTAAATAGTTTTGTAACAACTCTTTGTGATAGTCGGTATCTAAATTGGTTTCACAAGTAGGACATTGACCTTTTTGTAACAATTTTATTTTTCCGTCTCTTGCTTTTGTTTCATAATTAATTGAAGTTTGGTTTTGATTTAAAGCGTCAATTGCATCTTTCAATTCAGATTCAGCCCCGGACAGTTTTTCCAAATGTGCTTCTGCATTTTGTATATATAATTCCAACTTTTCGATTTTTTCAATCAAGTGTTCTTTTTTCTCTTCTGCAGACTCGTTTAACTTTGTATTTAACAATTCCAATTCCAATGTTGAATTATCAATAGTTCTAATCAGAACATTGATTTCAGTTGTAAGTTCATCAACTGCATCTTTGATTTCCCTAATTTTATTTTTAACTTTTGACCGCATATGAGTGATAAGTTCAAGACCAAAGATTCGGTCAATGATGTTTCTTTTATCACTTGGACCCATATCCATAAAACTTTTAAAGTCGTTAATGGATAAGGAAATCATATTGTTAAAAATATAATAAGGAATGCCAAGTATCTCATCTTCCAAAAATGACTGAACATTTTTCTTCCCAGCTTGTTGATACTCAACGCCATTGACAGACAATTTGAAAAAGTTTGGAGCAACACCACGTTCAATTGTAATCTGCTCTAATCCATTTTTCTCTAACTCTATTTTAACATGGGCGTGCTTATTAAAACGGTTTGCAATATGTGCTAACTTTTTATTATCAAGTCTGCCGTATAAACCAAATTTGATTGCATCTGATAAACTACTTTTACCAGCACCATTATCACCAAGAACAATATAAAAATTACCTTGTTGTTCATCAAATTCAATGGTCTGCCATCTGTTTCCGTATGATGCAAAGTTTTTAAAACTTACTGAACGTATTTTCATTATTTTATAAAATTAATATGGTCTAATGATTTAATCATTTTGTGAAACTCTTTAATAATAGCCCCACCTTTTCTTGGATTTCCTTTGTCCGTTAATAACGGAGTCAACCCCATACATTCTGGATTATTAGTATTGCCCCAAGCCACATAATGTGTTTTATTTATCTTCACAGGTTCTTTCAGTAAAATTAAATATCGACCATCTTCGTGTTTATAACTCATTAGTTTTAAATAATCAGTAATACATTTTATGTATTTTTCACCAGTCAACCAATCAGGTTCGTAAGTAGGTTTTGTAAAGTACATAATAATAAATTTAGTTAATTATCATTTCATTATTTTTTTCCATATCTCGAAGTGTCTCGTGATAGATACCAGTACTTGTTTTTATCAAACGTTCTTTAATACTAGATGTATATGCTAATTCATTAACATAAGTTTCAATTAATTTAACAATCGAAATTGAGTCAGGATTTTCAATATCCCCTTCTATATCGTCCTCAACCTTTTCACCTTCTTCTTCGGTAATAATAACGTGATTGATTTTTCGATACCCAGACAGTTTATCCATAAAGACTGCAAATGGAAATTTCAGTGACCATTGCGGTGTCATATGAATATCCACAAAGTTATTGGCAAATAGACGTTGGATTGTTTCAATGTTTTGCTCGAGCAACCATTCAAGGCGATACCGCAAAAATTTAGGTGACCGAGTATTCTCCCAAGAAGTTTCTTCTAATGTTTCCAAATCAACTCGCCAAACAGATTTAATATTGCCTGCATCCGAACGGGTCAGCTGATAAGGCGAACCAACCATTCTAATGTTTTTATATTTTTGTGTATAGTGAATATGGCCGGAGTAGACTTGTGTATAATTGTTGAATACTTCTGCTTCATTTCCTTCTTCAACTTTAACATTTCTACTGAATGAAACACCCCGGACATCGGTGTGGCAAAAAAGTAAATCAGCTTTGTTTTTTGGATTTTGGACAAATTCTCTAAGTTCATCTTCCTCTTCAACCCACGGCAAAAACATCCCTGTAGATTTTCCAAAATTAACAAGCTGCGGGTTTTCAAAAACTGTTACATTTTTTGTATGTTTAAAAAGCTTCATTGAGTTTATCTCATTTGTATGCTTCATAAAAATATCGTGGTTGCCGATAATAATATAAACCGGCAAAATATCCGCAAGTGCTTCGATAATCTCTTGGCCTTTATTCATAATATACAAATTAATAGACTGTCGAGAATCAAATGTATCGCCGCAGTGAATTAGAATATCACCGGGTTTGTGTTCGGATTTAATTAGTGGAATTAAAAAATTGTGAAAATAGTCATCAATTATTTCCATCCATTCTTTAGAATTATTTCTGACACCAAAATGTGTATCTGAAATAATCCAAGCTCTGGTTGCGGGAACATTTAAAGTAGTCATTAAAAAAGTCGTTTAATATTTTTCTTTGCGAATATTTTATACTTGCCATCCAACTCACGGATAATTCGATCTTGGTATGCAGAACCTAATTCATTAAACAGTGTCTCATACGGCGCAGTCATAAATTCAGCAATTGCTGTAAACCTTTCAACCGCAGACATATCGTCAGACTTTAATCGGTCATCAAAGTAATAATAGATTTCTGCTAAAACTGATTTGCTGTTTTTTCGTGTTTTCTCAAAGTCCCCAGAATACGGTGACTCTTTGTAGATTTTGTATAAATCTTCTTGAAGCTTTGTTTCAATATAGTCTTCGTATAAATCCCCAGTTGCTTCTTGAACTACTTTAATTTCACCAAATAGTTCATAGTCAATATCCCCACGGTTAAAACTATTGTTAAATATTTTATCTTCTTTCATACTTGTTATTCGTTAATAATTTGTGAATCGGGGTCTTCGGTTATGGACATATAATCATAATCAATTAAAAACTTTTTTCGAGAATTTTTGTATCCGTCATCTCGATTCGCTAACAGTTTTAACATATACTCACGGTTGGCGTGCATAATTTCATCTTGGATGATACCAAACATAGCATCCACCGTATGACCTAAACCCGAAGACTCGGAAATATTAGTAATATTCAAATCAGTACTGCCGAAACCACTTCTGTTGACTTGAGTTGCTGTGATAATTGCCCATTCATTTCGCATTGCCATGGCACGTAGGTCTTCAGCGATTTGTTTAATTTTCATATACATATTTTCGCTGTTTGGATTTCTCCAGTTTTTCAAGATATTAATGTAATCCAGGACAATTACTTTGAATTTAATACCTTTCATCTCTTCCATTTTCCTTAGATACATTTCCAAATCGGGAACACCTGCAGATGAAGTCGGAAATTCTTTTACAAATAATTTACCAGGCATCTGTAAATTGTTATAACCGATGCCTGCTAATTTTTTCTTAACCGCAACTTTGTCTCTGGCAAAGTCACCATATTCTCGCATACTGATTCCAAGCATATTTGCACCCAAACGTTTGATTACTTTACGGTCTCGCATCTCTAAAGAGATTACTGCAGTATTATAACCAAGTTTTACAGAATTAGATGCCACGTTTGCTAACCAGATAGAATTGTGACTTAATATACCGTTTGTATAGAACCTACGATTCTCATCTGAAAGTTGTAAATCATACATATTCTCGTATGTGCCAGTTTGGTTGATTGAATAAATCATCTCTGGTCCACTATCAGTGAGTATGTAATCACCTATTTCTAGTTCATTGATAAATGTTTCAGAAAAAGCATTCAAGCCAGAAGAACATTTATACACAATATGAGTGTCAGCAGCACGTAAATTGAAAGATTCTGTTTTAATCTCCCATACTTCGTATTCTACTGTTTTGCCTATTGCTTTAATATCAACCCACCCGGTATCTGTTAAAACTTCAAATTCTTCTGTTCTATCTCCAAAAGTGAATGTTTCTACAAATTTTTTATACGGTCTTTCTTCTTCTGTTTTTTGAATAAAATCTTTTTGCATATTTTTTATTTTAATCAATACAATTTGCTGATACTTTAATTTTCTCGGAATTTTTTACCAGTTTGAATTAGTTGAATTTGTTTTTATGTGTTTATCATAACTAATAATTATTTCCTCTAGATCTTTTTTAAGTGATTCCATAAGTTCAATCCAATTTTTTTTAAATAAACAAGATTTTGATGTGCCTGGATATTCTTCCTGGGGTTCTAATATTAGAAAGCTGCCATTACAATCACTGGATGAATATTTTACATTGTCAACAATTATTTTGTATTTAAAATCTTTCATAAGGATTTTTATTGTATATGAATACCAAAAGGTAAGACCGTTATTAGAAATTTCTTTTATAGTACCTTTTATTATAATAATACCGTTTTCCTTATCATCATTTTGAATAACTTCTTTAGATGATTTCCATTTTTCGGCAATAAAAAATTTTGTATCTGAATAAATCTCATCTTTTGTTTTTTCTACAGAATCAATTTTCTCCCATGTAAAGTTTTTCTGAGAATACGAATAAAAAGATGATAACATCATTAGTGCAATCATTAGATACTTAATAGTTTTCATTTAAGTTATTTTTAGTTTGTTTATAGAATAATTATAATTTATATGAAAAAATAATTAATTAGTTTTATTAATAAAATTAACACAATCGGAAATAACTTTCTCTGGATTATTTCGATAATCATTTTCCCATACAACTAATACTTGGTATCCACATTTTTCTATTAAATGTATCTTTTCAGTGTGAGCATCCCAAATTTCCTTTGCGGTTTTTTGTATCATTTTGTGGAAATACGTTGATTCATAAGTAGAAGGATTACAATGCCAATAATCACCATTGAACTCAATAATTTTTTTGTCAATTACAAAGTCGTATGCAAAACACTTTTGTACTTCTGGAAAAAATCGAAAATATTGTTTTTGCCCGTTAAGTGCACAGTAATAAGTAGTGGAAGGCTCTAATTGGTCAACTATAGATTTAATTAATTCTAATTCAACAGAAGAGTATATGGTTTTACAAATTTTTGTGAACTCACCGTTTTTGTATTTTTCTTCAATCTTTTTGCTCCATTTTATATGTCTTTCTTTCCATACCTCAGGGCCTAAATCTGAACCATATTTGTCAATACATTTTTCTAAAGTAAACGTTCTTTGTCTTTCCTTTTGCATTTCTTTAGCATCTTTAATTGTATATCCTTTGTTTAACCAATATTCCAATTCTAAAGGTGTTCTGCCTTTATATAATTCAGGATTATTTCGTATTTTATCTAAAAATACGCCAACCATTGAATTTGTTTGCTTCTTTTGTTGTGCTAAAGCTTCTTCTTTAGAATATCCTTTGTTTTCCCAATATTCTATTGTATTAAAATGCTGTCCAGGGTTTTCCTGTTTAGATTTACTTATGTTCTTTCCTCTTTTATTATAAGAGCTGTTAATCTTATTAACAGCTTGCTCATAAGTTAATCCGAACTTTTCCATCTGCCACTGTGGGTTTGTTGTTAATTTAGCGGTCGCTGTTTTGTTTTTTAATTCATTGACTTTAGTAACCGCTTCATTATACGTTAAACCAAATTTTTGTATCTGATAATCTACAGAATACGGATTAGATTTTTTCCCCTGTATCTCTTTAATTTTAATCAATGCTTCCTCTTCTGATAATCCAAACTTTGTCATTTGATAACTGACGTCTTTCCAACTTTTTCTCATAGTTTGTAATGAATATTTTAAATTATATATTCATTGGAGAGATGAAAATTTATGCAAATTAATATGGGATAAATCGTTTATGGAATTCACCAATTTCAATTTCTTCAACAACTCCTGTTTTTTTGTTTCGGACAGCAATTTTGGCATCAGATGTGGTGCATTTACCAATTTTCATTTCACCGATAAAACAAAAAAGAGCTTTGCTGTACCATCCACCGCCTAAGATTAAATCGAGATAAGGATATCCCGTAGAGAAAGTATCTGATGTTGGTTGCTCGTGGCTGTCGGGATTAAAGAAATCCAAACCTTCGTCAAATCCAAATTGAATATTATTCCGGTCAGTGATAATCGACTTTGCAGTTTGGACAACATCTTTAATGTTCTCGGCATTGATTTTTGTATTTTTCAGATAGGCTATCAAATCCATTACTGAAAGATCCAAATTTTTAAATTCAATCCAAGATTGTGCAGTCTCAGAAATCCAGGTTGTGTCGAATTCAGAAAGACGAGTTTCAAAAATCATTTCAATTTTGGTCGAAGAAAGGTCATCCCCCAATTCTTGCATTTTTGAAATCTCAACACATTGTGCTGATGTAGGTACTTGAGAGTATTTTTGAATAAACTCAACAGATATTTCATAAAGTTTTCGAATATCTGGAGAATCAAAAAACCTGGGTTTCACAATATCCAACAGCTCTTTGTTGGCCATCAGATAGTGATAAAATATTTTTTCGAGGTGTGGTGCTGTCATAGATATTATATGCAAAATTAGTTAAATAGTTTACACCCAAGGCATATAGGTTAACTTAAATCGATCTTTATTTTTTTCCAATTTAATTAGACTATCACTGTTAGGATTTACTAATTTATCCAAAAAAGTTCTTAGTTCTTCAATTGTACTAAAATGATATTTCATTCCTGACCAAACTTGCTCTGGCAAAAAATCTTTACTTAGTCTATTTAAGTCGTCCAAGGTTGATACCAACGCATAACAGAGGTCGTCATACGTTGGGTAACCAGGCATTTCTTGATAGACACCAAGTAAGTATTTAATCGGTAATTTAGACTGATTAATTTTCATCTTCTAAAATGGTGTTTGCAATTTCATCGTCTTCCAATTCGTTGATTTCATTAATATTTGGAAGCATAAATGTTTTCTTGATAATTTTTTCATCCAACTCTTTAAGAACTTCTTGCGTGATTATTTTTGCTGTAAAAAGTTCATTAGGCTTAATTGAATCTGCAAGGTGGCGAACAGCGATTGTCCTGGAAGTTTCCTTTCCTTCAAAGTAAAGGACTTCCTCGACCCCATTTTCTCGTGTTACTGTAAAACGAGTATTTGCTATTTCCGCTTGTTCGGCCGGAGACTTCTTATTAAATTCCTTTTCGGTAATAAGTTTACCTCTTTGTATTCCACAAGTTTCCCAATTCATATACTCTTCTAAGCCAACAAAGCGGTTCATACCGCGAATAAAACTGATGTGAAACTTAATTGGAATTGGTCGAGCAAAACGATTCTTTGCAGGTTTAGATGTAACAATAATTCCGGTTCGATTAGTTCCATCTTCCTTTAATTGTGCCTTGCTTAGTTGCAATATAATTGAAGCATTGTATATTGCCCCGCCTCCACCACTGATTGTTTGTCCAGGGATATACGACCCGATCGAATTGTGCATCACAACCCCATCTTTGGACAAATAATGATGTGCAGTTGCAACTTCAATATCGTACACCGTATTTAAGTCACCCTGTTCTTTTTTAAGAAGTTTTAATTTTTTCATTGTTTGTTTTTATTTTCAGAAATCATACATTTTTGTACTTATTTAACAAAAATTTCATCACCTTCTTCTAATTCATCAGCAGTAATCCAAGAATCCGTACTTGTAATATCATCTGGGTTAACCAAGAATAAGTGAAGTGGAGAACATTCAATTTTAATATCACCTTCAAAGTGTAGTTTAATAGTTCGGGTGTTATCATATTTAAATGTATCAACAACCGGCTGTGGTCCATCGATTGTCATAACCACATCATTAATTTTGATTTCTTCTAGTTTTTTGCAAGTACCGTCTGCCATTTGTACTTCTGTATCACCTAAAGCACAAGCATAAGTGTGGTTTGTAAATATAAACGGGATTTTAAATTCAGCAAGGTCAGTTGTGATAACTCTAAAAAGTGAACGAAGATCTTGCTGTTTTGTCATATCCTTTTTCTCACTTCCACTTGCAGCATCTACTTTTTCTTTTGTTGTTGCCAAGTTTCCTAATGAGTCTAACACCAACATAATTTTCGGAAGTTCAGTTCCTTTTTCTTTTGCTTTGCGTAAAGTGTCACATAAGTTAGCAACAAAGTGTCGGACTTCTAATGAAGTTGCAACTGGTTGGTAGCGAACTTTATCTGGGTCAATTCCAAAATTTCTCATTATATCTTCATCCACTGCTGCTTCAGAGTCACAATAAATAATATTGTAACCCATCCTTTGAGCTTCACGGCAAGCATTTAATGTTAAAAAAGTTTTGCCCGTTCCTGACTCACCCGCAAAACAAATTGAACGAGAATTAGGTATCCCGCCAAAAAGTGAACCCGTTAATTGCGCATTTAATAAATAGTTACCAGTATCAATCCACTCATCAATTTTTGAAAAAGTATTCCCGGTAATAATTGAACCCTTTGGGTTGATTTTGGATAACACCGTATCCAATTCTGAAAAAGAAAATCCTTTTGCCATATAATTTTTTTATTTTAAAAAAGTGCAGTTCGCACAAAAAGCTCTTCAGGTATTGAAGGGATGCCCATTGAATTTAAAAATCGGTTCATTGGTTCGATAACACATTTTGCAAACTGAATATCATAGTCAACCTCGGGTGCCATTTCAGTAGGGAAACCGCCTGGCAGATATCCAAAGATATTCTGCCCGGCAGGACCCTTTGATTTTGCATAATAGTATCTAATTTTGTCACCTGATTTGATAAGCTCGTATTTGTTTTTCCATTTTGAGTTATGGACCAAATAGTTATGATACCCGGCAGCTCGAACGTGAATGGGACAATTTGGATTTATTATAAAAGTGTCTCGGTCATTTGCGATTCCTTTCTCATAGTCATTGATACTTGAAGACATCGAAATTGCTTCAATATCACTTAACATAAATTCTTCCTTTTCTTTCTTTAAACGTTGAACGAATTTTTTAAGATCCAACTTGTTTCTTTCTTGAAAAAGAATAATTAACAAATCTTTTAGTCTTTTTCGAGCAAATGCAGGTGTAGAAGATTGAACAATCTCTACACCCTTTGCATCAATTTTGCTTTGTGGTTGGTAGCGAATACCATCGCCTTTGCCGGTTTTCCAAGCCTTATCCATAACGTATTTTTTCTTTTTCAAGAAAATAGCTGAATACGAAAGGGTTTCAAATTCTAGGTTTTGAATATTTTCTGTTCCAGATTTTTCTGCAAATTTTGCAAAATTCTTATCCAAATATTGTTTTAACCTAAGTTTGTAAATTTGATGTATCAGTTCTTCTGCGGACCCGTTCCAATCACATCCATTAACAACTTCTTGGAAAGTAATATAGACCGAATCTGTATCGCCATAAACTGATACATCATTAATTACTCGTTCAACTCTGGTTAGACCAAGCTTTGTGTGCAGCTCTTTATCTCGATACCAAAATTCTGAAAAATAACGATTCATAATACTTTGAACAAACTTGATAAGTTCTTGTCCTTGAAGCGTAATTGCTTCTGCAACTTTAATATTAAAACCAACAAAGTACGCGGATGCGGTTGCACCATAACAGCTGTTGATAAAGATTTTTATTGCTTGTTCTTCATTTTTTTTGATGTTCATTAAAGAAGTTAATCTTTCGATTTCAGCTTTAATGTCATCACGACTTGCAGAAACTAAATCAATGTTCGAATATTTTAAATCCATTTTTATATTTTTTATTCAACTTTACCTAATGTCAAAATAGTGTCGGTTTCCAAAGAATGGAATATCAAGCGGTCATCTGACATATAAGTTTTAGCATCTTCTTTGTCAAGGAATGCAAACTGATTCTTGTAAACAGAAGTTGCAATTTTTGCTTTGGTATTATTTACATTACACAAACTGTAGTTGTAAGATTTACCACGTGCTGAAAGAACACCTTTAGCTAATTCAAATGTTAGGATTTTTTGATCCGAGTCAATTGTTCCAAGAGAAGCAATTTTTGATTGGATATCCTTTGTTAAAACAAAGTCAACTTCAGCCGCATCAGTACTTGCGATTTTTGACATTAACTCATCTGAGATGTGAGTAAACAATCTAAGACTCGCACATGGGAAATTGATTTCCAATTCGGGACTTCTTAATACAATTTCAGTTCCAACAGTTTGTCCGTCAACAGTTTCAGTTTCAATTCGCATTGTAACATCATTCCCGGTAAAGTGTGAGAAAGCTTTAATCAGTTTATCTAATGAATAAACACCAATTAATACAGTGCTGTCAGTAGATTCATCGTACTCAAAAATTTGACTCAATTCAATTTTTGAATATTTAACCACACTTTTCTCAGGGGTGTGAGTTTTTGCTTTTAGGTAATCACCTTCGATTTCAAGAAGTAAAGTGTTTGAAATTGATTGAAAGCGTTTTAGAAAAGTTACCAAATCATTGGTAGAATGAATTTTAAAAGTCATAATTTGTTTTTTAAGTTAATTTAAGAAATGATTTATTTAAATAGTATGCAATTTTAAGTAAAAAGTTTTATTCATCTTGAGCATCGTCAATAGCGTAATATTCGATTCCATCGATTTCAGTTGGTTCATCTGAGGTTAGTAGTGAGTTGAAAAGATTTTTCTGATTCTGCGTTGACCTTACGATTGAACCATCTACCATATTTTGAAATGCTGATTCAGCATTTCTTAATTCTTCTTTTTGCTGAATAATACTTTTTTCCAATTCTGTAATGGTTTTGATTGTTTTATTGTACTCATCTTCAGACATTGTTTTTAGCAATATCGAATTTAATCTTCTTCTAATTGTGTCATTGCTTGTTAAAGTATCAATAAACTCATCAATCTCAGTCTGTTGTCTCATTGATTTGCTGGAAATCATATATTTTAAGTAGGCATTTTTGCATTTTTGGAATTCCAATTCCTCAGTGTCAACTTTGAGATAATATCGCAACCTTTCAACATTTAAACTTGCAATTCGATACTTATAGTCATCAATATAGTCTTCAACACGATTGTAGTTAATTACAACTCCATCTTTAACAAAAACCAAAGTTTCGGTGATTAGCAATTTGGTTGCTTTATCTACCTTTATTTTTAAGTCTTCCCACTCGGGGATTGTACCTTTGTGTTTAAAAACTATTTCAACTTTCTCCGAAGAATTATTTGTAATTGTACAATTTGGTAAGTCTTCAGTAAATTGATTAATTTTCTTAAGGAAATTTGTGTATTTCATTAAAGGTGGAAGATCTGTTACCTTAATTGTTTTTGCCTGCTCGTTGATTTCAACAGACCCAGTAATCAACCAAGACTTATCCAAACCTTGGTACCTTGTAATTTTTCCAGTAAATCCTTGGAAATGTGGTTTAACTTCTTTAACTTTGCCATCAAGATATTTTTGAATGTCTTCAAGTTTTCTAGGAAGAATTGTTGTTTTATAACCAACTGCAATTCCTACAATCATTGTAGTCAAACCAATTGGTAAGTCAACCCATAACGGGTCCCAACTATCACTTTCATTTTTCTTATTTAAGAAATGACTTTTCTTAATAATCTCTGAAATTTTGGAATTGATTTTAATTGAAGTATAACGTGCCGCAGATGCGGTGTTATCCACAGGTGTTCCAAAGAAACCATCGCCTTCCAACAGTGAAATACTGTTTCCATAAGGACGTGCTAATTTATTGATGGCTCCGGTTAATGCCATATCGCCATGGTGGTACCCTCCAGAAATACAAGCACCAACTAAAGAAATTGTTTTGTTGAAATGGTGGGGCGCATTCATTAGAATAAATCTTTGGACATTTGTCAAAGCATCATCAAATGCGGGTATTCCTCGGTTTTCTAAAACATAAAGAGCATAGTTTCTGAAGTTAACATCTATATGTTTTGAGACCGAAAGGGAAATTGGTTTTGCTTTCATATTATCATTTTTACTTTATATGAAATATTCAGCTCAAAGTTTTCAATAAAAAAAGCATTAGGAATTCCTAATGCTTTCGATAAACTAGTTTCAGTGTTTGAGTTTTTATTTTAAAGTCAAAAGATATTTTAACTTCATCAATGCGGCTTGAATCTCATCTCGGATATTTGCAAGTTCGCTATCCTTATCAGACATAAAGGAATCACTGATAAAATCAAACATACCATCAATAAATGCGTTTACGTTAATGGTATCATAGTCTGCAAAACTTACATCTTTCATTCCACCTAACTTAGGGCGTTGATATTTTCCACTGTAAACCTCAATCATTTGGTCGAACAGGTCATTCAGTGTTTCATAAGTTTCGCCAAAGGCATTGTGTTCAGCAAAAGATTCGGTTTGCCAATGCAATAATCTAAGTTGTCCTTGCATTTGGATGATGTTTGTCAGTAATTCCTTTTCCATTTTATTTAGATTTAATATTTATTTTAGTTTTTTAATTTTAAAGAAGCGCTTCTTCCTCCCATAACTTGGAACGAATTGTGTTTCCTGCAAAACCCGAATAATAAAAAATTATGCGCCTCTTTCAGTATCTCTCATATATCTTTTATGCAGCTTTTCAAATTCTTCAAGTAACTTCATCCCTTCAGCCTCTCCAAAATATAAAACAATACCAACTGCTAATGCGTCCCATCCATCTTCATAATTTAACTTACTTTTTCCTGCAGCTGATTGCACAGTAAATACCGTACTTGACCATTGTTTATAGTCGTACTTAATTTTGTTTGCTTCGTTTAACGAAAAGCTTTCAAATGTTTTAATTCTTTCCATATTTTTTTGTGTTTTTTAATTTTATACATAACGTTCAGCCATACGTTTCCAATTTGCTAACCCACCTAATTTAAAACCAGCTGCTTTTACAAATGTTCTCATACTAACAGATTTTGAATCTTTCATAAATTCAAAAATTTCTTCTTTGTCAGCAAGTGATAATTCCATTGGTTCAAGTTTTGGAAGTAGAACTCGCATTCTTTCAACAAGTGTTGCGTCATCTGGGCTAACATCAACTAATATTGATCTTGAACGAATTGCACCATCGGGATCTGCTTTATCCTTTGGAAGATTTGAGATAAAAATAACCTTTCCAGTAAAGTTGAAATAAGAAGGGAATTCTCCGTTTTCCTGAGCTTCAAGTTCTCCATCTGGGTCATCCTCATAAATCTTAGGGTCATACAATTCACCTTTCATTCTCTTTTGGTAACTAATCTTACGAACCTTTTTTGTATCAAGTGCTGCTTTAAGAATATTACGACCGTTTTCATCGCGGAATACTGCATCACAGTCATCAAACACAACAATCTTATCATTGTATTGGAAAAACTTTTTGTACATCTGTATTGCAGAAACAGCACCTGAGATAATTGTATAATCAACCTCAGCAGTTAGTCCCTCATCTTTCAACGCCTTTTCAACATTATAAGTTTTACCTGTACCGGCTTTACCAGAGATAAATAAACTATTCATGCCAGGTGCATTGGCAGCAATTCTTCCAGTAATATCATAAATATCTTGTAATGTCTCTTCAAGATATTGAACTTTATCTTGCAAAGTCATAGTATTTTTTTGTTCAACTGGTGATTCTTTCTCAGTTGCAACCACACCTTCTTTGAAATCGTATATCATACGTCTAGGCACACCAAGCTGTTTGGAAATTTCTCTAACAGATTTTCCGGCATCAAGCAATGCTTCGATTTCTCGTACTTCATTTGGTGTAAGAGAGCCTTTGGCTTCATAAAGAAGATTATCCATATCCTCATTTTCAAAAATCGTTTTTGCATAAGCTGGATTTGAAATAATCAAAATAAATTCACCAACCAATTTTGTAATTGGGAACCGTTCAGATGTCATAATATAAGTGGCAACATCTGCAGCGTGATCTTCATAATATTCCAATCCACCAACGATTGCACCTCTGCTAGCAGTTGGAGGTGTAACACGGAAAGCAGATGTTCCTTTGTTTGCATAGAACATAACACCATCTATGTCTTGGCCTTGAATTGTTTTTGTAACAACAAAAGGAAATTTCATATAGCCGTTTCCGGTTTCGCGGTTAACCATCGCAGCAATTAGATCTGCAGCTTTGCTCAGTTTTGGAAAATATCCATCAACCTTTGTCATTAAATCCGCAGCTTCAAATAATTGCTTTTTTGACTCATTAATAAATGAGTCGTAATCTTTAAGATATCGTAATCCCATACTAATATTTTTTTTATTTTAATAGTTTATATATCATTTTACTTTAGCGACCTTCTAACCATTTTTTTCTTTTATCTGAACTATTTCCAAATGCCATTTCGATAAATTTGCCTGCAGAACGGTCATTTTTAATTTTAAACATTTTTCGGTCATCCATAACATGGCCCCAGTCTTGAATACTCAATGAACCTAATCCCTTTAAATACCTAACATTTTTATAGTTCGTATTTTCATTTATATATTTACTCCACTCATCGGTTGAATAAAAGTATTTTCTTTTTCCTCCGACTTCTGCAGTTATTAAAGGAATGATTAAAATATTAAGTTTTCCACTTTCGATTATTTGTGGAAACCATCGGTGAAATAGATTAATAATCAAAGATGCAATGTGTCCAATTCCGTCAGGGTCTGGGTCAGTTGCTATTGTGATATTTGTAAAACTGCAATTTGTTCCGTCATTTGGCTCGAGGTTTAGGATTTGCATCAAGTCAATAATCTCATCATTGCTTGACAAGTCACTTAATGTCCTAGCATTTTTAACCTTTCCTTTTAATGAATAAACACCGTCGATTCTTGGGTCTCTTTTTTGTAAAACAGATGCCATCGCAGATAGGCCTTCAACTATAAATAAAGTACCTTTACTTTGTGATGGCGGAAAATATTTGTCACTGATTTTTTTCTTTGCAGCTTTCTTTTTACTTTTAATGGTTTTTAATTCGGCCTCTCTGGTATACTCGTCAATACTTTTTTGAACCAAATTAAACAATTCAGATTTTGGTAATTTACTGAAAAACCCTGCCTTAAAATGTTTGTGTAGAACTTCTTGAATTTCAGACTTCTTAATTGCATAACGAGTTTTGTTTTGGTCAGCAAACTTAACTAATGCAGGTGGAAGGTTTAGAACCAACATTGTTTCAAAGAAGTGGTGAGCATACTGATACTTAAAAATATCATTTGCCCAGTCAGTAACAATTTTTTGATGGATACCTGTACAATTCGCACCGTTGATAAATGAAATACTTGTACTATTTTCAGATTTTGGCCACATCAAAATCGAACCTATTTTACTCGTTACTGTAAATGTATCTTTAGGCAAGAAGTTAACATCCAAGTTTATTTTTTTTCCATCGAAGATAAATTCAAAATCTAGGTTTGAAATAACAGGGTCGTTCTTTTTTAAGTAGTTTCGGAAAACAAACATCGAGAAAAGATATTCAAAGTCCCATTCGCTGGCTTTGAATGTGTCTTTTCTTGGAATAAATCGAACAGTCGTTCCAAGTGGTGTCCGATTTCTTTTGTTTAATTCTTCATGGAATTTTTTAAATTGCTTCCATTTGATTTGAAAAGAAACATCTAGGTTTACTGTATGGATTTCAAATTCATCCGAAAGCATATTTACTAATGCAGCACCCACGCCATTTGTTCCGATTAAGGCATCTTCAGAAGTTTCATTATAAAAATTTGACCCGGCACGTAGCATTGACACTGCGGTCTCAACATTTGAAACTCCAGTTTTCGAGTTTTTCTTTTCGGCATTGATAAATCCGTTTCCGGTATCAGTTACAGTAACTTCTCCGGATTGACTATCTATAGACACGGTAATTTTTTTCATTTCGCCATTAAGCCTTTTTGCTTCATCAAAGGCGTTGTCTACTATCTCGTTAAGCATTTTATAAAAACCGACTGAAATTGTTTTACTTTTTTCAATCAATTTCCCGGATTCAATAATGTGAACTTTTTCTTCGCTCAGGTCGACAGAACCAACATACATAGTTGGCCTCAATAAAGTATGTTCAAAATCACTTAAAGAAACTATTTCCTTTGAGCTGCTTGCGGACTTTTTAGATAAATTTTTTTCTTTCGTTGCCATATTAATAAGTAGTGTCAATAAAATCTTTTTTCAAAACAGAACATTTTTCGTATTCTTCGAGAATTTCAAAGTGCTTAATCATTTTACTAATTATATCAATTCTTTCTTTGGACGTTGCAAGTTTTATCTGCAAGAACATATCCGAAAAGATAATATTTTTTTGTTTAAACTTATCTGGATTTTTAATTATAAAGTTATAAACATTCGAATAAAATAATCCAATGTCGCCTTTGGTTTGAAGTTCATCTTCAGGATTAAATATCCATTCCTCAACGGGTTCTGTTGGTTCTATTCCTTCATTTACTTGTCTTTGATAATCAAGTGCCTTTTGGATTGTTAGCAAAACTCCATTATCTACAGCTTCTGTTTGATAGTCAGTCCTAACGTTTTCATCAAAAAGTTCAAGTTCATCAGGCATTTGTAAAACTGGGACTGTAACAACATCACCATAAAGTGGAACTCCAAAAACTAAAGATGCAATTTGATTTAATGGTTTTTTTCTAGCCATTCCGGTCTCATCGTAAATTAACCAAAAATGGTCAAAACATAAAGGGTCGATTGAACTTCCGACTATATCATGGATTTCACCTAATGTAAATGATTCAGTTCTGGGATAAAGAACTGAAACCATGTGATCCACACTAATTTTTACTGCCATAAATTAGACATTTTTTATTTTATATGCAAATTTTGCTATTGAGTTTTAACAAAAAAAGAAAGTCCGTTTCCAAACTTTCTTTTTATTAATTACGCCGAACATCCAAAACAGTCAAAAGGTGAATCTTTTGGTTTTTGTGGTAGAACATCGGGGTCTTTAGCCTTTTCAAATTTGCTAATATCAATGCCCAAATGCTTTGCGCCTGTCGAAATTGCCTTTCCTTTAAAGTAATATGAAAGTGTTTTTAATCCTTTTTTCCAAGAATAAAAATGTGCTGAAGAAAGTTTCGATAGCGTTGGTTTTCCAATATAAATATTCATTGATTGTGATTGGTCAATGAACGGCCCACGATCTGCGGCCATATCAATTAGTTCACGTTGCGGAATTTCCCAAATAGTTCGATACTTTTGAATTAAGTGCTCTAATCTTTTAACTTTTGCTTCATACTTACGGTCGTCTGAGTCGAGATATCTATTGAAATTAATATTTTGAATTGAACCGTCATTTAAAATGATTTCATCTTTCAAATCCTCGGACCAAATTCCAAGTTTTTCAAGGTCGCTGATTAAATACTTATTGATAATTGTAATTTCTCCACCAATTACACTGCGATTAAATATTGCTGAATGTGCTGGTTCAGTCATTTCATACGAACCAGTAATTTTTGCTGAACTCGCAACTGGCATTTGAGCTGTCACCAATGAATTGGAGATTCCGTGCTCCATTATGTTCTTTTTAAGTTCTGCCCAGTCCCACATTCCTGACAAATCATCTTCTGTTAATCCCCACATATCCCATTGAAGTTTACCGTTTGCTACAGGTGAACCTTCAAAGTAGTGATATGGTTTATATTCTCCGGATTTGCACAATTCCATGCTTGCAGTTAATGCGGCAAAGTATATTGTTTCAAATATCTTTTTATTAAGCTGCTTAGCTTCAGGTGAAGTAAATGTTAAATCCAATAAATAGAAAACATCTGCGAGACCTTGTGTTCCAATACCGATTGCTCTTTGTTCTCGTCCACCTTTTTCTCCTTTTGCTGTTGAATAGTTGTTTATATCAATAACTAGATTCAATGCTCTGACTATTTTTTTAACTTCTTGATACAACTTATCAAAATCAAATCCATTGCCAGAAACGAAATTCTTTAACACAATAGACGATAGTGTACAAATCGCAGTTGTTTCCTCATCCGTTGCTTGGAAAACCTCAATACACAAATTTGATTGTTTTAAGACACCAATATTTTGGTGATTGGTTTTTCTATTTGCGCTGTCCTTTGCTGCTAAATAAGGAACACCCGTTTCAATCTGGGCTTCGATAATGCTGTTCCAAAGTTCTTGAGCTTTAACTTTAACACCAATTCCCGCATCGATTGCTAATTGATAATTTGCTTCATATTCTTCACCGTAACACTCGTGCAAAGGTTTAATCCCAGCTTTCAGAATATCATTTGGACAAAACAAATACCAGTCATCGTTAGACTCAACAGCTCGCATAAAGTTATCTGGAACCCATAATGCTGTAAACAAATCTCGGGCACGTTGTTCATCCTTTCCTGCTTGTTTTTTGATTTCCAATAAATCAAAAATATCTTTATGCCAAGGCTCAATGTAAATTGCAGCAACACCCGGACGTCTGCCTTGTTGGTTAAAAAATCTTAATGACTCATTAACAATTTTTAAGTATTTCAATAGCCCACCTGCATAACCACCTGATGAAGAAAGCCGGCTTTCTTTACTTCTAATGTTTGACATACATAATCCAATTCCTGCAGCATCGGCTGAATAAACAGAGATATCTCTTAGCGTATTAAGCAATCCATCTCTGGAATCACCGTCATTATAATGCAAAACACAGGATGCCAATTGTGGTATCTTTGTCCCGGCGTTAATCATAATTGGTGTTGCCGGGGATATTAATTGATTTGATAAAGATTTATAATAGTCAATTGCTTCTTCAAATGTTTTTGTGACCCAAAGTGCAACTCTCATATACATATGTTGAGGACGTTCTACTACTACGCCTGTCGGCTTTCTCAACAAATACATTTCCCGTAAAGACTTCCAAGCAAAATAATCAAAATTAAAATCGTTATCATGGATAAGTTCCGAGTCGATTTTTTCTGCTCCATACTTTTCAATAATGGCAATTAAACCAGGATTGATAATGCCGTCCTCAGCTAATTCCTTCATAGTTTCACTAAAGCTGGTTTTTGTTTCTCTGTGGTATGAAGAAATTGCAATACTTGCTGCAAGTTTAGAATAATCGTGGTGACTACCTGTATATGCTGCCGCCAACTCAGAAATAAGTTTGTCAATTTGAGAAGTTTTCAGAATACCATCAGTTGGTACTGATGTGATAACCTTTGCAAAAATCTCGACCGGGTTTGTTTTTAAGTTTTTGTTTGCTTTGTTAATACGAGTAAGGATCTTCTGTGGCGCAAACGAAACCACATCGCCGTTTCTTTTTTCAATTTTTAATGACATTATCTAATCGGTTTTTTTAAAAATCTTCTGTAAATGTGAGTGGCTCACCAATTCTCGCCTTTTGGTAGTCGATTGTTCTGCCTTCAAAGAAATTGTTTTTGGTTTCAATTGCTATCTGTTCCATAAATTTAAATGGATTACTAACTCCAAAATGTTTTGGTAATCCAAGTTTAACAAACAATCCGTCAACAACAAACTCTAAATATTGCTTCATCAAATTCGAGTTCATACCGATAAGTGAAACCGACAAAGATTCTGTAACAAATTCCTTTTCAATTTCCAAAGCGGAAAGTAGAATTTCTTTAATCTTTTCAGCAGAAGGACGTTGTTCGATATGGTTATTTAAAAGATTGATAGCAAAATCACAATGCAAATTTTCATCTTTAAAAATTAAACCATTTGCTTTTGCTAGTCCTAACATTAATCCTCTCGATTTTAACCAAAAAATTGAACAAAACGAACCGGAGAAAAAGATGCCTTCGACTGCGGCGAATGCAACTAATTTTTCTTGGAACGTCCCGTTCTTAATCCAATCAAGTGCCCAGTTTGCTTTTTTCTGAACGATTGGCATATTTTCCAAAGCGTTAAAGCATTCGGCTTTTTCTTTTGAGTTTGAAATATAAGTATCAATTAACTGAGAATAAGTTTCTGAATGCACGGTTTCCATAAAAATTTGTATCGAATAAAAAGAGCGAGCCTCAGGATATTGAACATCATTATAAAAATTCAAGGCTAAGTTCTCATTAACGATTCCATCACTTGCTGCAAAAAATGCCAAGATATTTTTAATAAAAAAGCGTTCATTGTCTGTTAAAGATTTCCAATCTCGGATGTCGTCTGACAAATCAATCTCGGCCGCGTGCCAAATTGCAGCTTCGTGTGCTTTATAAAAATCCCAAATATCGTGATGGATAATTGGAAAGGTAACAAACCTGGCATTGCTCGGTTCTAAAATTTTTTCGTTCATTTTATTCTGGTTTTTTTATTATATTTAAAATTTTCTCTACTAACGGGTACTTTAAATGAGCACCTAATTCGGGTGTTAAGTATATAATCAGCAAAACAATAAATGAAAAATTATTTTCATCAACATAAGTAATTATATCAAAGTCTTCCCATTTTTCTGAATATGTCTCTAAATAGTCGACTATACTTTTTAATTTATTTTGGTCATCCTGAATCTCTTCTAGCGTATAATTTAGTTTTTTTATAATATACGGTTTGTTGGTACGGTTTTCTAATTTATTTATTATACTATCAATAATTTCAATTTTGGTTTTCATTTTAATTATTTAATTGTTGTTCTAAATATTGAATTTCTGCTTCGATTGCTTCGTATTCTTTTTTTGCTGTTTTACGTTTATTATAATAATCAGTCAAAACTGTGCGAAAGATTGAATCTTCCTTTTTACTAAAAACTGCCCCGGATGCAGTCAAAATTTCCTTTTCAAAGTCAACAGTTTCCCCAACTTTAATGTTTCGCAAATAAGAGTCCGGAGAAATATTCCATTGGCGCATAATAAATGGATATAGAGAAGCAAAGTCCAATGAACCCACCCATTCGTATAATCCAGTTTTCGGGTCAACAACAAAGGCACCTTCGTACTTGCCTTTTTTCTTTTCAACCTTTTCAGATTTTGGTATTACTTTATTTCGATTTAAACACTCACGGCACATCGCGGCTTCTGCCATATAGATTGGAGAAAATGCTCGATTGATTTCAACCTTGGTTATGTTTGCAAGTGTTAAAAATGTTTGCAATGTGTTGAGCTTTTCATCAATCAGTTCAACTAATTTGGTATCGACCACATTATAAAAAATATACGACTCAAAATCATTATTATATAATTCTTGTAGTGAACCGTTAAATTTTACTTTTTGTACACCCAATGCAGCACTTGCAACAAAGTCCAGGGTATTGTTTTCTTTAATGTCAACAACCCGATCCCATTTTTTATAGATATCCATATAGTCAACAATCAAACGGTGCATTGGCATCGGATTATCCTTTCCAACTAATTTCCCAGAAACCGATGAAGGTTTCATATTTATATTAAGTCGCTTACAACGGTTTGTTAAATATTGCCAGTCAAATTTTGTAAAGTTCCAACCAGTTAGTAGTGGTAATTTTAAAATTGCTTTATGAAAAAAACTAACTAACATATCGTACTCACTTGAAAACTTCAAATAAGTAAATTCCATAACCATCCCATTCAACTGCTTTTCCAAGTGTTGATTCATTCGGTTCTCAATACTTTTGATTTGTACTGCAGATAAATCCTTTAATCCCATACAGATCATTTTCTTGCCATTACAAAATGCAATTGCTGTTACTGGGTATTTTGCAGTTTCTGGTTTTGGCCATTCGTCTCCAATCTCGACCTCGATATCCATGAACCATTTCTTTGGAGTATTAAATTCGTAAATTTCATCTATGGTTCCTGACGGCAAAGATTCGATATATTCAATTACTCTAAAGTTAGAGATGTTCTTTGCCTTTTTCTTTTTTACTGGCTTGTCGTCCCACGATAAAGTACCAGGATAGGATTTTTCGCCGGACTTACAATACTCCCAATTATACATTTCCTCTTCAGGGATTCTTATGTTTTTTATCGAGATACCACCTTCTTTATTAAAAAAGGAAATGTTTAATTCTGAGTTTTCTTGTTCAATATCAATTATCATACTGTAAATTTTATAAAAAATAGGATTTAATTTTCTATGAATTAAACCCTATAAAGTTTTTTAAAAAAATATGATAATTCTAAAACTTTTTTTCTGCTTTCTGCATAAAATAACTATGAGTAGTTTCGGAAGGTTAAGTATCTAAGCTTACCTTTGAGCAACATAACCAGACAAGATCTTTGCATCCTCAATCATTTGATCTTTATGAGTCATAACATCAGATTCTTTTTCTCCAATATGGTGCCCAACAATAAAACCAATTAAATACTTTTCAATTGAATAGATTGGAACAGTAACAAATTGAGTAACGCCCAGCTTTTCTAGCTCTTTTTTATCTTTGTAATCAATATCTTCAATATCAATAAGAAAGCATTTTTCAGACAGCATTCTTGTTACCCACTGCGGATATTCTGAAGTTAAAACGTTTTGTTGAAGTCTTTTGAGTTTTTCGTAACCGGGTGCAACAGATTCATAAGTCATTGAAAACTTCTTCATACTTTTGCCATGAAAGAATTTACCACCGTTATGAAATTGAAATATTGAGGCTCTATCAAAATGATAATTTTTTCTAAATGTTTCCAGCCATTCCTGAACTGCAATCATTTCAATAGCATCTACTTCATTAATTATCTCATCCTCTTTCTTTTTCTTCTGAGAAATTCTATAGTCTAATTTAGTTTTAACAACAACGGTAATTAATGCTACACAAATAGTACCAACTGTTGTAATTAGTGTCTGAATAACATCTACGCTCATTTCATTTTGCTATTTTTCTTCATCCAACGTTTAACCCATTTTTTGTATTCCTCGTAGGACATAACTCCAATTTTATCTTCTTTATTATCAATGTTGTTATCAAACCGGTCACCCGAACCAAGCGTGCCAAGTGTTGGCATTACCACATTACCAACACCGCTTGTATTATTCACAGTTGCAGGTGTACCAGGTGGAACTGGAACTGAGGAAACTCCAGATTCTGTTACTTCCTCCTCTTCATCTTCGATAAATTTCATAAATTTTTTCACTAATGGATCTTTATTGTCTTTATTTGCGTATGGTAACATTGGCGCTACATTTGATACATAAGAATAAAATTGCGGAAAAGGCCCACCACTTAAAAAACCTGTTAAATTTTCTTTAACTTTCTTTTTCGGTAAGTCTTTAATTTTTGTTTCAGCAAATCTTTTTAATTCGGCTTTTGACATTGAATCAGCAAGGTCAGAAATTTGATCTCGGTATTCGGCGTCTATTTCTTTTGGGTCAGTACCTTCATCCCCGCCACTAAGCTTAAACTTTTTTACTTGATAGGCTTGTGCCATCAATTTCTGCTGAGATTGTGATACTGCTGGCATATTAACCTAAATCTGTAATTTTGCTATGAACACGCTCACCAAGTTTTGAAAGAGAGTAATGCTTTTCTCCGTTTTTTTCAACAACATTAAAGTATTGCTCATTTCTTCTCACCCATTGCGGTGATGTTGTTCTTTGTGAGCCTTCGTTCATGCCTTTAATAAATTCGTATAGTGCAGCCTTTGTTACTGTTTTGTTTTCTTTAACAAAAGATAAAATTCTTTCACGAACAGGCGCATAGTCTGAAACAACTGTTGCTGGATGATTATCTGTGTATTTTCTTTTTACGGTTATAAGTGATTCACTTAAGAAAGTTTCGAAATCCATTATAAAACTCATATCTTTAATTTTTTTAGTATATATCACTTAAGAGTTAGTGTAATTTTATCAAACATAAAAAACACTGTCGAATCTGGATTTTACTAAATACCAAAACGGGTGCATTTCCTCAGGTGTTAGTTTCTGAAACTCTGTTTCACTTGTTCCAATTTCAATTACCTCAAGTGCATCTTTGTATAATTTTTTTGAAATTTTCTCAAGTTTCCATTTATATCCTTTTTCGCCCCAGATCGCTTTGAAATTTTTTGTTTCCATCTCAAATAATTCATAATTATTTATAGAACAATAAATG